CTCAAAGCAATATGTCTTTCAACGTCGGCAACCCTCTGGCGGCGAAAGTTGTCCTGATGAACTTGGCGTCGAGCTTCTGATGAAGCCCGAGATCATCGTCGATCCAGGATGGGCGGGCCGGCACAACGCCGACCCTGGGTCGGCGTCGCGCATCCTGCGCGGGCAGACGTACAAGAATCTTTCGACGGTGTGCGTGATCCCGACGCGCGGCCTGATCCCGGCGAAAGTCGTCCAATGCTGGATGGCGATGCTGGCGCCGATGAATCAGAAATTTCTGCGCATCTTCGTCATCGGCATGGAGGTCGGCGCGGCCTATAGCCAAGCCGTCGAGATGATCCTTAACCACCCCGAGTTGAAGGATTGGAAATTCCTGCTGACGCTGGAGGAAGATAATATGCCGCCGCCGGACGGCCTGCTCAAGCTGTACGAATCAATTGACGGTCATGACGTGGTCGGCGGCCTGTACTGGACCAAGGGCGAGGGCGGCCAGCCGATGATCTACGGCGATCCCAGGGCGATCCCGCTGTCATTCGCGCCGCAGCCGCCGCTGCCCGACAGCGTGCAGCCGGCCAACGGCCTGGGCATGGGATTCACGCTGTTCCGGCTGAAACTGTTCAAGGACGGCCGAATCCCGAAGCCCTGGTTCAAGACGCAACAGGAAGTCGTGCCGGGCGCCGGCGTCCGGGTGTACACCCAGGATCTCTATTTCTTCGAGAACATCCACCGGCTAGGCTACAAGGCCGCCTGCGACACCCGCGTGAAGGTCGGGCACTACGATGTGGAACGCGATATAATCTGGTGACGGAGGTGAATAAACAATGGCGATCAAGGCGTTCGTGACGAATCCTTACACCGATTTGGCGGTGGTTTCCGTGACGGAATTCGACTTGTCCATCGAATTTCGCGTATTCGACACTGCGACGGGCGCGTCGTACAATTTCACGACCATGGTGCGCCTGGAGTGGGACAACACGCCGGCGCAGATTCGCGTGACGATCGCCGCGGCGGTTCGGGCGAAAGCCGCGATCGAAGGCTTCACGCTGATGGCGAACGACACGCTGCTTCTGGCCCTGGACAAAGCGTGAAGACCGGCATGAAACGCGGCTTAAGGGCGAGGCGACGACGGAAACCTCGACCAGCGCCGACGGCGGCCGCGCCGTTGAAGCTGGATTTAGCATGTGGCCAGTCGAAGCAGACCGGATTCACCGGCGTGGACATCGCGGCGGTCGCGGGCGTCGATGTCGTCCATGATCTGCTAATCACGCCGTGGCCGTTCGCCGACGAGTCGGTCGAGGAAATCTTCTGCTCCCACTTCATCGAGCATATACCAATGCCGTGCGCGGCCTGCTCGAACGGTCAGCAGGATCCGTTCTTCCTGTTTTTTGACGAGTTGTGGCGGGTCTTGAAGGTCGGCAGCAAGGCGTTGATGATCGCGCCGTACTACAAATCGGCGCGGGCCTGGCAGGACCCGACGCACCGCCGGGCGATCAACGAATGGACGTTTCTGTATATGAACGAGGAATGGCGCCGGCAGAACAGGCTGGATCACTATAAGGTGCGGGCGAACTTCAACTTCAGCTATGGCTATTCGTTTTCGCCGGACTGGGCGGCGCGAGCGGAGGAGGCCCGCGGCTTCGCCCTGCGCCACTACATGGATGTGGTGATGGACATCCACACGACGCTCGAAAAAATCCCCCTGCTGCCGACGGCGGCGCCAACGCCCGAGCCATGAAGGCTTCGGTCGCCGCCGTCCTGCTTTTTTCGCTGGCGGCGAATACGGCCCATGGCGCGCCGCCAGTCCTTTCCATTCCCGTCATCGACGGCATTACCCACGCCAGCGCTAGGCTGTCTTGGACGACTGACCTAAACGCCACCACCTGCCTCGACTGGGGGCCGACCACCACCTACGGCTCATCGAGTTGTTCGGCGCAACTCAACGCGGTCCGGAATCACGCCTGGCATATTGGTGGCCTGCCGCCAGCAGCCATTACTCATGCCCGCGTGCGCTCCCGAACGGCCGGGGGAACAGGAGCGAGCTGCACGGGCGACGAAGCCTGCTCGCCCGACCTGGTCTTCACGACATTGCCGCGGCCGACAGTGCATCCAGCGTTGCCGACACTGCCGGCGACTTTCTCGACGGCCATGCCCGCCATCAACGGCTCTATATTCACGGTCGCGGCTGGCTGCACTGATCTTCAAGCGAAGATAAACGCTGCCTCTGGTGGCGACGGGAACCTGAATCACGCTGTCCTGATCCCAGCCGGAGCAATCTGCCATGACCAATATACGCTACCTGCGAAAACTGGCCCCAATGCGGGCGGGCCTGGAGTCATAATCATCCGCCCTACCTCGCCGGACAACGAACTGCCGCCAGAGGGAACCAGAGTGACCCCGGCCTTCGCCCCGAAGATGGCGACGATACGGACGAACATGATCGCCGCCCGGATGGCGACGACGGCCCCGAGCACCTGCAATCTCGGGGATTTCTGGTGGGACACCGACGCCACCTCTTTCGCGCTCTCGAAGGCCACCGCCACAGGTCCTTGCGTCTGGACGCCCATTCCCGCCGCCGGCTCCGGCACAACGGTACCACCGACCTGCGCTGACGGTGACTGGTTCTACAAGACCGATACACCGCTCCACGATGACCGTCCGTGGTGGTGTTCACCGCCAAGCGGCTATCAGCAAGTGACCTTCCACGACGGCAGTCCCTTCGCCCAGTATGCCGCCGTGCGGGCGGCCCCCAACGCCAAAGGCTACCGACTGATGGGACTTATCATCACTCACATCAAGACGCCCGACAGCTATGAGGCCCAGTTTGACGCCGCCCCCTCCGCGCAGTTCGGATCCCGCTTAATGTGCCTGCTGGATGTCCCAGACAGTTCCGCCGACATTACGGTAGACCGAACACACTTCAAGGGACAGCCGCACCCCAGCCGCGTAGGTCTGGCTATGTGCAGCTTCCAGGGCCGGCGGAACGCCATCATCGACTCGCATTTCTCTGACATCCACAACTGGGTCAACGCCGCCAGCGTCGAGTACACCCCCTCGGCGATCAACATGGATCGCGGACCGGGCCCCTTCAAGATCGTCAATAATTACTTTGAGAATTGCCTCGGCATAACCGTGTACCAGACAAACGACTTGGGTACCAGCGCCACATACTCGGAGGATGTGGAGGTCAGCCGCAATCACTTTTTCACCTCCGATGCTTTCAATTTCGACTCGCCCGTCTCGAACGGTCGGCGGTACTGGCGGCGGCATCACCTGGAGCTGAAACGTGGCCGGCGGTGGCTGATCGATGGCAACATCTTCGACGGTGGCTGGACCGTCAATCAGAACGGCGCGGCGATTTTGATGCTCGGTCGGCCAGGCGTGCCGTTTCTCGCAACGAATGATATCGCGGTCGCCGATATTACGATCCGCAATAACATTTTCCGCAACACTCCCGAGGCGATCCGGGCCTTCGGGCATAGCGACGGCGCCAACCTGACGGGCGACGTAAAGACGTTCGAGCGGCTGTTGGTCGAAAATAACCTCGCACAGAACCTCAGCGACCGACGCTCCGGGTGGGGCTGGTTTGATGGCCCAACCGGGGTGTTTCTCGTGACGGGCGCCGGCATGGAAGACCTGACCGTGCGGCACAATACGGTGTATCGAAGCGAGGGTGTGGCCTTCCGCGCTAGCTTGATGTGGACGCCCGGCGCGCAACAACCCGAGAAGAACGAGGGCCTAGTGGTGAACGACAACATTTTAACTACAATGGGGGCGGCCTCGGCATTGGCGGGTGTCTGGTTAGGCAGCATCGCTGAAGGCACCGCCGCGCTCAACAACATGTGGACGGCCGGGGCGGCGCCGAGCTACGCGATGCGGGCGAACGCCATCCTGCGGGCCACGGCCCCCGCAAATTACCCGGCGGGGAACTTTTGGCCTGCCTCGGAGGCTATGATTGGATTCACGAACGCGGTGGCCGGGGATTTCCGGTTGGCTGCCTCCAGCCCCTACAAAGGCGCGGCAACGGATGGAACCGACGTGGGCGTCGACGCGCTGAAACTTCCCGTGATGGGCGGTAGTGGTATACTGGGTTTGCAGTGTTCGCCGACGGTCTACAAAAGTGCCGGGACGGGGCTTTGCACTGTCGTACAATGAAATCTATGAAAACCAAAACCGCGTACGTCCTGTCGAATGGCTCCACTCTGTGGCAAGGGGAAGGCAAAGAGGCTGCTTGGGGTGGCTGGCCCCGGTTCAGCCGCCGAGTGTGGCGAAATCTCAGGTTGTGCGTGACGCTCGCTGCTTTGGCCATTGCATTGACGGTATCCGCGGCCGAGGCACAAACGGTGGTGGCGCTCACCTCCGACAACCCGGCGGTCGTCGTGCCGCCGTCAGTCGTGATTCCGGTGGGGGCAACGACCATGAACTTCCCCATCTCGGTCGGTACAGTCGTTGTTGACCAGGCAGTGGTCATAACGGCGACGGCGGGCGGAGCGACGGCGACCATCACGCTACAGCTGGTGGCGGCCCGTAAGCCGACCAGCCTAACCTGCGCGCCGACGACGCTGGGCGAGGGCCAGACCGGCGCTTGTAGCGTGACTTTAAACCTGCCAGCGGTGGCGGCGACTCCGGTAATCGTGGCCAGTTCCAGTCCAGCCTTGCACGCGCCGGCGGCGGTGACCGTGGCCGGTGGAAGCCAGACGGCGGCCTTTGGCGTCTTGGCTTCGGGCGTCTTGCGCAATGAAAATGCCACCATCATGGTGATGCTCGGCGGAACGGCCGAAGGGGCGAAAATTCGCCTGAGAAAACCATGAGGGGCGGGGGCGCTTTGAAGCCGGGTTAGTCCGCTAAATCTCGGAGTAGCCAAGGGCGGCAAGGCTAGGGCCAACGTACTCACGTCTGATGAACGAAAAGAGATCGCCCGGAAGGCGGTGATGGCGCGGTGGGCCAAGGCCGGGAAGAAGCCAGCGAACCCCGCCGAGCAAGTATCGAACGACCTGGCCGAAATCGTAATCGAAACGGTTCATCTCCACGCTAAAGCACCACTACTATTCGGAGATGCGCTGCAACCACAGGTTCAATTCGTGCTCATGGCCGGCCAGCGGACGCTCTTGGCTCTCGCCTGATCCGGCCCGTTCCGCGTAGAAGCTGACGCCATCGAGGGAATCGACGTAAACCTCAATGTTGATGCCCTTGGTGTGCCACTCGAACTGAATTCCTCCCCGTACGGTCGGCACAATAATCGGGGGCGGCGTGGTCGGCTCCAGGAACTCGGCCAATAGTCGGATTGCCCGGATGGCATTCCGCGGCTCAATCGGCTTCGCGGAGTAGGAGTTCCACCCCGGGGGAAGCCCGAGCACGTCAACGACTCCTTGCACGCTCTTCATGAAGGCCTGGGGCATCGGGCCGCTGCCCTGAATGTCCAACGAAAACTCCGGCCTGCGGATCATGATCGTGTGCAACGTTGGCGTGGCCTGCTCCACCGCCGCTGTTATAACCTCAGGCCGAGCCAATACGTCCGGCAACGTTGACGTCGAAACCCAGGGCTCGAACTGAAGCGACAAGACCGCTTCGGCCACCGGCGGCTTCCGGAAATCGGGCAGGTTTGCGGGCCTAGCCGGCGTCAGGGCCATAGTCCAAACATTCTGTTATCGCTTCTGTTTCAATGTATCATGAAGCCGGCGTCGCAAGCGGGTTGCTGGGCAAATCTGTGTGGCTGCTGGGTGGCGGGCGGGACCGTTAGCCGGTCAACAAGTGGCGATCGAGAGTATTTACGTATGCGATCCGGCCCGAGTCCATCGAGGAGGTGCGGCAAGCTTTGAACAGCCACACCTGAAAAACGAAAGGGCCGCCTAGTTAAGCGCGGCCCTTTCAAAGCAATTTGCGCTTCAGGGGGTGAACGCGGGTTCCGGCCAGCCCTAATCAAGCTCACGCCGGGCGGGTTCGATTCCCCGCCGCCTCCACCACCGAGTGAACCTCTTGCTCAGGGAGGCTCTACGTGTTTTTATACCATATCAGGGGACCACCAGTCAAGGGCAAGTTTAGGACACTGCCTGTTGACCGGCGGTCCGCGATTGTGGTAACGTCTATGTAGCCTTGTCACCTTTAAGGAACGGGCGGAAACAGTATGTATGGGCCGGAGGTAGTGCCGGGGAAAATCGTCAGCAAATTGAGGCACGTCAAGAAGCGCGTCTTCCTGAAAGCGTTTGTCGAGGCCGGAACTTTACTGGGCGCCGAGCGATTAAGTAAGATCAGCCGGGACCATCATTACTACGAATGGCGGCATGATCCAGAATATATGGCGGCATTTGAGGATGCGAAGGAACAGGCGATCCAGCGCCTGGAAACAGCGTTGCGGAAGCGGGCGATCGAGCGGAGTGACACAGCGGCGATCTTTTTATTGAAGGCGGCGCGGCCGGAAATCTATCGAGATGTGATTTTAGGACAGAACAATATGCCGCCGGTGAACGTAAATGTCGGGCTTTTAATCGGGTTTCCGAAGTCGCCAGACGCCAAGCCGAGGGAATTACCGGCAGCGCCCGGCATGTTTCCGGCAAACGTGGCGAGTTCTATCAAAATGGTTGAGAATCCGGCGAATGCCGGTGAATTACCGCCAGCCGGGTTGTCGGCGAAGGGGAGGCGGCGTCCGGCGACGCGGAAGGCGCGGCGGAGGCGGAAGCACCCTGCTTGACGGCGGAATCCACTTCGTCCTGGTCGAACAGCAGGCGGCGGCCGAGGCGGTGGGTAGGCAGGATGCCCTGATGGCTGAGTCGGCGGAGGGTGGTTTTGGAGGTCTTCAGGTAGACCGCCAGCTCGCCCAGGGTAAGCCAGGTCACGGCAACAATCCCATGTCTGTGAGGCGTCGGACATCGTAGTCGGCAGCGTCGGCCAGTTCGATTGGCGGATCCTTGGCCGAGTCCGAGTCGTCGGTGGCTGGTGGCTGGGCCGCAAGCGGCGGCTCGTCGTCGGCCGGCGGATCCAGTTCCTCATGCTCGAAGGGGCCGGCACCGCAATTCCGGCAACAAAACCCCTCGGCGTAATCGTCCACCTCGTCTTCCTGGGCGAAACCCCAGGGCAGGCGCGCGCGGGCGGCGGCGGCAACGGGCCACATACGCCAGTCCAGGTCCGGGGAACCACATTCGGGACAGGTTCCTTGCTGCTGCGTCATGGTATTTTCCTCCACGGGATTTGACACTAGCACAAACTCACGGCGAACCGCAGGTGATGCAGGTCATGGTTTACCCTCCTTGCCGACGGCACCGACGGTTGGCGCGTCGGGCGCGGCCGCGGTTGGGTCGGCGGGTTCGGCCGCGGGGATAGGTGATACGCGGGACGCCCAGACCCAGACCACGCCGGAGCCGGCGACGGGCGTGACCTGAAGGCGTCGGCGGCCGTAGGTGGTTTTAACGGCCAGCACTCGGCAAGCGAAGGTCAACCCGCCGTAGTTCAGGGCGATTCTAAGTTCGGTCATGGTTCGGCCTGCCTTACCACAAAATTACTCTCCTGTGGTGATAAGATGCTCAATCCGCAGTACGACCACGCGGGCGAACCCTGGGGTCCCTTCGTCATAGTATGACCCTCGGGTTGCCAAAGGCAACATATGCTGGAACCGCTCGGGCCAGGCTGCCACCTCGAACAGCGTTTCGCCCTCATCGACCGTCAGTCCGAGGTTCCTCCGTGCTTGCTCCCGCACCTGAGACAGGTTTGGGTCCCCCCCGAACAACAGAACAGCCCACCCGGCGATACAGGCTGCCGTGCCGCAAGGCGGAAAATCGTACGACTTAAAACTGGGGACGTTTTCGTCCTTACGGACGTAGTACGAGGCCATGATACACCGACGCGGATCCTCCAATATGTGTGTGGTGATCCGCCGCAGTAATTCCACGTTCATGTTTGTTCCCTCCTTTCCCACAACTGCGGAGATTCCAGGGCGTCCAAAACCATACCCGCAACACGCGCCCGTTGCTTTGCGCTCTTCGCCGCGTTCCACATTACGAGGAACTTCTTAGGCCAGCTGTTTAGGAAACATGCTTTGTCCGCCAAACTGTAATCGATCTGGAGCTCCCGAGCAAACGAAAATACGTTGACCACATCGTGCTTGCTCCCTCCGGCTAATATGTGTGCCCACCCCGCAAAGCAGCCAATGGTACCACAACTCGGGCGTTGCTCGGGGCGAACATGACGTAAACTGGTAAACCAATTGTGTATGTCCAGCCGCTTTGGCTCTTCGAGGATGTGGGCCTTGATTCGATTCTTCAATTCTACGTTCATGGGTTTTCTCCTTTTGAACTCAAGAAGTAGTGAACTCGTACCACCGTGGTCGGTGAGAACCATGTCGGTTGTCAAGTGAAATCGAAACTTCATCTTGATTCTTCATGTCTGCTCCTAGCGGCCACAGCGAGATTGCAGGCGAACCCGGCGAGCGCCCGGACGAACGCTGCCTCTCCGACCTCTCTGGTCTTGTGCCGCAAGCGGGCCGCGCTCTTGATGTGGATCTTTCGATCCGTGGCGGTGTTGACCCCGCACCAGCCACCGTAGGGTGACTCATAGGTGATTCGGACGCGGGCGAGCTTGCCGCTGACCTTGACGATGTAGGTGGCTCCAATTTCGACTTGAGATTTCTTCATTTGGGCTTCTCCATAATCTCGCAGAGTTTTTTGCGCCATAAGTTATGGCTCCGTCCTGGCCAAGACCACCTCCACCTGATCCCCACTAACGAAAAACGTCTCGCCGGTGGCGGTCTCGATCCGAAGCCGCTGGTTATACTGCCCTCCTCCCGGCCCGCTGCGACGGGCCGAGGCAAGGCAGGAACCCTACGCGGGAACCCGGTAGGTGCGCTCCTTATCCTCGCTGCGGAAAGACTCGACCTTGAGGCCCATCTTCTTGCCCAGGGCGGCGCTTATGAAGCCCCGGACCGTGTGGGCCTGCCAGCCGGTGCCCTCCATGATCTCGGCTAAGGTAACCCCCTTAGCCCGGCGCATCAGCTTGAGGACCGCCGCCTTCTTGCTGCCGTTGCGGGCTTCCTTGTTACTGGGCGATCGGCGTCTGGCGACAATCGCTAGTGCGGTGCTGCTGGCTACCGCAGTGGTAGCAGCCGTCCAGCTCCCCTGCCTGCTCGTAGGCTGCGACGCGCTCGGGGGCGGGCAGCGGGCGCCCCTCGATATCTCGGGCCTCTCCAGCGTATGGCACGTCGGTGACCCACTCGCCAGGCTTGGCCTGTCGCCGCCGCAACCTCTGAGCGCCACGGATACGGACCTTGCGCCCGGTGGCGATGTTCGTTGCGTCCCACCCGCCGTACGGCGACTCGCGGGTGATGCGGACCCCGGTTAGCTTGCCGCTGACTTTGACGATGTAAGTGGCTCCTATTTCGACTTGGGATTTCTTCATTGGTTCCTCCGTTTCCTAATACAGGCTTCCGGCTTCAAATTAACAAATTACACTTCGTTTGTCAAGTAATTTCTAATTGCTTTGTTTTGTTCGGTCTGCCAGGTTTCCTTGACAAACGGCACCAAGTTAGGATAGGATTTAAGCCACATGGATTTAGGCCGAATCACTGACAAGGAGCTGTGGTCCGAGGTGGGCCGGCGCCGGCGCGCTCGGGTGCGCCACGCCCGCGGTGGGCGGCCTCCTGTCTATCGTGCCTGTCCGGTGTGTCGGTGCCTGTTCGCAGCGCGTCAATTAATTCGGCACACCCCGACTTGCCGCAGGCACCAGAAAAAGCGGAACCGTTCGGCAATTTCGTCCTAAGCCTTCCTGGTGGTCCCCGATTACCACCCTGGCCTCCCCGACGCGCCCAGCGAAGCCCCTGCGGCCACTACGCCCTATCCTGATGGCCTTGCGCCACGTCAAATGTGGCGTTCGCCGCGTCGCCAAGTTGACCTAGGCGACCGACCCCCCGGCCACCAAAATCCGCCGTGGGTCCCATACGCCCCCTAGCGCTTTAATTCTACGCTTGTGGGCATGAGTCCGGACTCGTTGAGAGCAAAGGCTAATGGCCGATGGCGATGGACTAATCCAGTTTGGAGGTGCTGCTCAACTGAAGGAGTAAGCAAAGTGCTTTGGGAAAGGGGGAGGGCCGTTGGGGGCATGGATGCTTGAGGATCACCGACGCCGACGCACTGACGGGACCAGACAGGTACATGGTGGTTGCTGTAGGATCCTGCCGTCCGCGCCAAAAGTACCTAGAAAAAAAGCCACCTTTTACGGTTTGTGAAATCGACTTTCCGGCCCTTTATTTTCAATGACATAAAACCGAAGTGCATACTACTGATAGAGAGTGAGGCCCTTGAAAGGTCGGCATCCTTTGTTATGAACGACTTGCAGGCGATGTTTTAGCGAACAGCCAGCGAAGGTTTCACGAATGCGTTTTCGATCCCATCTTGAGGGTAGGACTATATAAATATTTATATAAGAATAGCTTGAGTGGATAACAGGATTCCCCTAACAGGCCCTTGCCGGCGCTCAAAAACGCCCCCTATATCACTTCCCCACAAGATGGGATTAATTCTCGGCCTCCGTCTCGGTCTCCGGCGCTCTGCTTTTGCCTCGCCTTGCAGGGAACCCGCCACAAGCCGCCGGTGCCCGACTTTCACATCGCCTTTTGATCGCCAGGTAGGCCCGTAAAGCCATGAAAACACGCCGGCTATAGATGGCGAAGCCGAGACAGTCATCAAGCGAATCCTGCCGTACTTGGTTCGTCGGGGCTACGACGTGGAAAAGGACATGAGCTTTGAGGACCCTGTGGCGATCCTACTGATGAGGGTCGCAATCACTCCAATGGGTGTGTCCAAAAAATCCCGGATTCTTCAGCAACAGCTAAAAAATTAATCGATACTACCTGCGCCGCCCACGCCGCCTCCGCCGCCCACGCCGCCCGCGCCGCCGCCGCCCGCGCCGCCCCCGCCGCCCGCGCCGCCCCCACCCCCGCCGCCCCCGCCGCCCACGCCGCCCACACCTCCGCCGCCTCTGCCGCCGCCTCCGCCGACCACGCCGACCACGCCTCCGCCGCCTCCGCCGACCACGCTGCCGACCACGCCTCCGCCCGCGCCTCCGCCGCCGCCCGCGCCGCCACCGCCACCGCCCGCGCCGCCTCCGCCGTTCTATCTTGCCCCGTAAGCCAATTGTGTGCCCACAGTTGAAACGCCTTCGATTGAGGCAATTTCGATGCTACGCGGATAGCGAATCCTACTCGCTGTTCCAAAGTAATTCCGAGTAGAAGGAGCCGCCTAATAGTTTTACAGCGCCTAACCCCTATCTTCAGGCCATCGGCCTTGCCTATCTCATCGGTTTCAGCCAACCATAGAATCGGCTCGGTGAAAGCTCCATGTATGGGGTTGAACAGTACAGCAAGGACAGGGTGAAGGTAAGCATGAATCCAGCCCGATGTGCAAAACGCACCAGTACCAAGTGCGGTGTGTTCCACCCCTTCGCCCCACTGGGTATTACCGTGGGTCCGTCCCTCTCGATCGGTTAGCTTGTAAATCTTCAAGGCCATTGATCGCCCGCCCTCGCGGCAGGTGCCGCATACTCGGCCGCAAAAGATGCCTCTGGCGTCCGTGGAGCATTCTGCCCTACGTTAACACAAACTCATGCCGTTTGTAAAGACATTTCTTCTATGCAGCCTTTGACAAACGGCACCAAGTTAGGGTATCGTTCTAGCGTAAGTGGATTTGAGCTTGGTCCCCGACAAGGAGCTGTGGTCTGCGCCCGTGGCGGACGGCCTCCCGTCTATTCTCCCTGCCCTGTGTGTCATGACCTGTTCGCGGCGCGCTAGTTAATCCGGCACGCCCCGGGCTGCCGCAGGCTTCAGCGCCGCAAGCTTCAGAAAAAGTAGACAGGCGGTATCCCGGAAGGTCGCCCTGGGCCATCCGACGCGCTAGGCGCGCCCGTCTTGGTCTATTCTGCTGGCCGGTCCAGCGGTTCCGATACTTGCTCGGCGGGCCGCCGGACCGGACGGTGGGGGCGGTTCAGCCTTGCGGTTTCGCAGGTTGTCGGGAAGCGGCTCACATGGGATCGGCTCACCGGCAAGGCGGATTGCGAGCACATCAGATTATAAAGGCTCTGTCGCACCAATACCAGCAGCAGGGCAGAGGCAAGCGCCCGAAGGGAGAGGCTAAAAAGCTAAAGGCCGTGGATTCCACGGCCCGGCTCTATGAAGGCATCACCCTGAGTGGATTCTTGGCGGAGTCCTCGGGTGAATAGTCACATGCAACGTGACAGGAGAAGTGTGTCATGCTGCTGGTCCAAAAGTCAAGATCGAGAAAAGAGGAAGCTAGGCTCAAGAAGGAACGCGAGAGGCGGAGGCAGGCGAAGCGAATCGCATCCTGAGAGCCACGGATCGGCTCAGCCTATCGTTCCACCATGGCCCGCTACCGGGATGAGTTGTCAAGTAATTTGTTACCCAAACATGGCCAACGGGGGCACACGGCCAAGGGCCATCCGGCAGTAATCGTATTTCAGGTCCATGACTACGGCCTGACGCCCCATCAGGAAGGCGACATCCGCTACGGTTCCGGACCCGCCAAAGGGGTCAAGGACAAGACCGTGTTCGGGACAACCAGCGGCGATGCAACGGCGGACCAGTTCACGGGGGAAAGTAGCGAAGTGCGCGCCGTCGAAAGCATCCGTCGGGATGGTCCAGACGGTGCGCGCGTTGCGGGTTAGGCCGAAAGGGGAATCATGGTCGGCTCCAGCCGCCCTGGCATCGTGCATATTCTGTAAAAGCCGCCGGCCCGACGACTGGGGATCCTGCCCACTCCATTTGCCAGCGTATCTACCAACCGCGTCTTGCTTGCGAATCTCTCTCTCGCTCGGATGTTGCGGGTCCCGATCCTGGTGTATTCGGCTGTTGCGCCCCTCGCGCCCGCGCTGCTGCCCGCCGTGTTGCTGTTCCTTTGGCCTCCCGTCCATCTCCCAGGCCCCTTGCGAACCGTACAGCCGGCGGGTGTCGGCGGTTACGCACGGCTCGGCAATCGCGTCGGCGTCGAAGTAGTACCGCTCGGACTTCGTCAGCAGGAACACGTGCTCGTGGCTGCTGGTGGGCCGGTCCTGCACGCTCTCCGGCATCGGGTTCGGCTTCGACCATATAATGTCAGAACGCAAATACCAACCGTCCGCTTGTAGCGCAAAGGCCACGCGCCAGGGAATACCGCAGAGATCTTTAGGCTTGAGGCCGGGTGGCGTGCCAGGTCGTAATCCATCCGCGAAGTTGTCGTCTTTGAACGCGAGGTGAGGTTTTGATTGGCCGGGATCGCGTGTGCTGCGACCACCGCTTGTGTACGAGTCCCCTAGATTCAACCACAATGTTCCGTCATCCTGCAGCACCCGCCGGACCCCACGGAGCACATCGACGATGTGCGCGACATAAAGTTCCAGAGTCGGCTCCAGGCCGAGCGAACCACGCCAAGCACCGCACTTGGGGCAGAATGCGCCTTGCCGTGCAGCTTTGATTTTAGCTGCCGGGTTGCCACCGGTGGCCCATGCGAGTGAATCTCGTCTGCTATCGCGGGGCTGCCACTTTTCAGCGTCCCATTCGTGCTGGCAGCACCCCGGTTCCCCATCCCAAACCGTCGGCTCGGCCCCATAATCCCGTAGCCCCCAGTACGGCGGCGAGGTTATGCAGCAATGCATCGACTCGTCCGGAAGCGGAATCGCCCGAGCGTCAGCGTTCAGGATCATCGCAAAACCACCGGTCGTCTGGGTCTAGCCATCCGCCTGACGGCCCCGCCGACTCATCGCCGGGCGCGGGCCAGGTCCGATTTAATCTCAGTCGCCGTAACGAAGGCGTTCCGCTTCACCAGCCGCGCCTCGTGGATGCCTTCGTACCCCGGCCCGGCGATCACAAGCTGGTCTGGCTGCCGACCCGGAAACGCTGGCGTCGTGATCCGCACCTCGAACTGCGTCACCGCGAACGCCGTTGGATCCAAGCCGACCAGCGGCAGGGCGGCATAGAGCGCCGCCCCCACAGCGCTGTCGGTCGTTACTTGCCGCCAGGCCGCGCCGTGGCCCTCCAGTTCGCCGTCGTCGGTGCGCTTCAGGCCCGGAAATTTCTGCAACAATATTTCCTCTGCCGATCGTAACGCCATGGTTTCATCCTCCGCCGTTCTAGAGTATCATGAATTCGCCCCAAATTAGGGCAATAATTTACTTGACAAATCGAACCAGATCGGCTATGCTTGAAGCATGGCACAGGAACCCAACACTCTTCAAGAAGCGATCCTCTACTTCGCCAATCCCGATAATTGCCGGGACTACTTGGTGCGACGGCGCTGGCCGAACGGCGTCATCTGCCCCCGCTGCGGGAGCCAAAAAGTAGCTCTCCTAGAGAAGTACAACCGTTGGCAGTGCAGCGCGACCCACGACGCCCGACAGTTCACCGCCAAGACCGGCACCATCTTCGAGGACAGCCCGATTGGCTTAGACAAGTGGCTGCTGGCGATGTGGCAGATCGTGAATTGCAAGAACGGCGTCAGCAGCTATGAGATTCACCGGGCCATCGGCGTCACCCAAAAGACCGCATGGTTCATGGATCACCGCATCCGGCTGGCGCTACAAGGGAAAGAGGGTGGGAAGCTCTCCGGCGAGGTCGAGGTAGACGAGACCTTCATTGGCGGCAAGGCCCGCAACATGCACTTGAGCAGGCGGCGGAAGAAGATCACCAAGTCAGGCCCGCACGACAAGGTGCCTGTCCTCGGTATCTTGCAGCGGGGCGGGAAGGTGCGAACCGTGGTGGTGCCCGACCGGAAGAAGAACACTCTCCAGGGCACCGTGAAGGAGCATGTGGAAGCGGGCGCGGCGATCTTCACAGATGAACTGCTGTCCTACGACGGACTGGAGAGGGACTACGCCCACCAGATCATCGATCATGCGGTAGAATACGTTCGGGGCGCCGTGCACACCAACACCATGGAGAACTTCTGGAGTCTGGCGAAGCGCGGGCTGCACGGCACATACATCAGTGTGGAGCCGTTCCATCTGTTTCGATACTTCGACGAGCAGGCGTTCCGCTACAACAACCGAAAGGACGGAGACGGCGAACTGATGAACGACGGGCAGCGGTTTAGCCTTGCGCTGTCGCAGATTGTCGGGAAGCGCCTGACTTGGAACCGGCTGACTGGGAAGGAGGATTCCGAGCGGGTCAGGGCATGAAGGCTCTGCCGCACCAGTTTCAACGGCAGAGCAGAGGAAAGCGTTCCGGCAAGGGTTAACATTGGTATAATGCGCCGGAAACGTCTGCTAGGAAGGCAGGGGCCGCACGCCCCGCGAAGGCTAGCGGCCCAGAAAATCTTGAACGGATCACGTAGCACGATCGGCGGTTGCCACGCCGTACGCGTACACTCAGTTAGGAGTGTACCACATGGCTGAGTTGCGCATCCCGGTTCTTTTGAATAAGGGTAGACCTGGAATCCCACTACACAAGCTCGCTCGCATCTCTCTAGAACTTCAGCACTTCTTGGAACTGTTAGGCCAAGATGTCCAAATCGATTCTGGACTAGGATGGATCGGGACGGGGTTCTACGAAGGTTCTGTAGGATTCACGGCGGTTAAGGCGGAGCCGGTCGAGGATCATAAGGCGAAGGCGTTCAAGCAGGCTTTCAGGAATGTTGCGAAAAGACGACCGGACGCCAGGATTCGCCCATCCACGATCAGGCAGTACACCAGAATCGCTGATCCCATAGAACTAGAGGAAGTCGTTGGATTTGGATTGCCTCCCGTAGACGGCCCAGAACAAGGACCGGAAGAGTGGCACGACCTCACTAAGCAGGAAGCACTGTTGATCGCTTCCGAAGTGCAAACCGTAGTCCGGTCTCATGGTGCGATTCAAGGTGTAGTTCATTCCATTTTCTTTGGGGCGTCCCCGCCGCATTTCCAGTTGAGAGAACTTTCCACTGGCGAACTTGTGAAGTGTATTTATAGCAGTCGTAAGCAGTATGATGAACTTGCTCTCGTGCTCCAACAACAAAACGCTGTTGTGCACGTATACGGTTTTATTAAGACCGATCTTGTTAACAGGCAGATTGAGGAACTTCGGGTGGACAGAGTCGCATTGGCCGACACATTTTCAAAGGAGGACTTCGAGCGCTTTGTAGGATGCGCTCCAGCTATGCTGGGCGATCAAAGCCTACAGGATTTCATCGACGAGGTGAGGCAGCGTGCCGACTAAGCCCAGGGTCTACATGGACTCCTGCTGCTTCATCGAGCTTGCTCTTCATTCCATTGGCGACAACGAACCAGGGCGTGAGAATGACATTTGGCATTTAACACAACTCCTGAATGCCGCTCATGACGGTGAAATTGAGGTGCTCACTTCGATTCTTTCCGTGGCTGAGTGTACTCATGCCAGAGGCATCGTGACGGAAGACGTCAAAACACTCTTCAAGCGATTCCTGACCTCGGGGCAATATCTGTTCCTAATCCAGGATACGATCTTGGTGGCTGAAAGAGCCAGGAACTTACGATGGGTTCACAATTTAAGTTTTGGTGGAGCGGATTCCATTCACCTGGCATCCGCGATGGAATTGAGGTGCGATGAGTTCCTGACTTTCGATGGCAAGCCACACGCTTATGTTCAAGCGCTGGATAGCCTTGCGCTCCGAATCCGTTTCCCACGCGACACGCAATGCCTCCCTGGTGACTATCGACAGCAACCGCTCATTCCCAGCGAACCACCGCCGCCATCAGAAAATACCGAGACCCGGGAGTCATCATGAAACCACTACCGCCACCCCACGTTCCTGGAAGCACGGACGCCGAACGCATGAACAACGCCCTCCGCACGGTCCTGTCCGTCTCCAAGGGAGACTTGCTGAAGGCCGAAGCGAAGTGGAAGCGGGCGCGGCAACGGAACAAGCCGGCAAAGAAGCCAGTCTGATCCCAGCCTGCCACGTCAGGCCCCAAGCGTAGCGCCGTCTGGCCTGATTTGTCAAATCAGTTATTGCCCAAATTAGGCCCATGCGCAACGGCCTCTACGTCCGGGATAAGCCGAATAATCGAATGCGGTGGACCGTCAACTATGTCGATCCAGAGCCACCCGATTTCGAGCGGCCCCTGCGCGAGGTCGAGGAACCGTCGATCGCGCCTGTGGGCGATGACGCTCTGGCGGCGAAGGAGTTGGTCGAGCGCGCCTTGGCGAGGATACCCGTCCGGTGTGAGCGGATCCTGCGGGCGCGCTACGGAATTGGCGCCCAGTTCCAAACGTTGAGGGGATTGGCCGAGGCCTTCAGGGTAACCCCCGAACGGGTTCGGCAAATCGAGGCCAAGGCCATGAGGGCCATGATTAGGAAGATTAGGCGGCCCTTGCCGGTACCGCCGCCGGTCGGCCGTCTCCACCGACGGGTTGCGTCCGCCGGAATGACCGATGGTATTTGCTGACCGCCGACTCGATTCCTTGGATCCGGCCTTCCTGCCTAAGGCCATGGAATTGATCGCCCGCGCCGCCGAGGCTGGCGTCGCCCTGATGATCGTCAACACTCGGCGGTCCCAGACCGAGCAGGCCCAGGCCATCGCTGAGGGCGTCTCCTGGACGGCGAAAAGCCGCCACCTCGTTGGGCTAGCCATCGACGTCGCTCCCTATGAGCAGTACGCCCTGCATGGACCGGATAAGCTGACGTGGGACGAGAAAGATCCTGCTTGGCAGAAAGTCGGCGCCATCGGCCAGGCCCTCGGCCTGAAGTGGGGCGTCGTCGTCAATGGCGTTCGCAAGGACCTTGGCCACTTCGAGATGCCGGTCGCCCTGGTTGCGCCCACCATCGAGGTATGATTTAGCCCGCGATGGCCCAGTGCAAATGGGCCGCCTTTGACCTGACGCGGGTCGGTATTTTCGACGGCCCTTGCACCCGACCCATCAACTGGATTACAATAACCGGCAAGGAGGCCGATGTGCCAGAAAGTCAAGCCCAGGTCCGACTGGCCCATGCCTCGCTCGCCGGGCGGGCCCGCAACGCTATGCCGACCAAGGTCGCCCGCGAGATTGTCTCCCGGATGCATGGTCGTCGGATGTCGAACCTGCCGCCGAAGAAGCGCCACCGGCGGTATTCAGAGGCATGATGGACCCACAGAAACACGCCGACTTCATGGGTAAGGTCGCCAAGGCGCTTGACGACGCCGAAATTGCCCATCTGCTCTCGATCCACGCGGCGACCGTCGAGAGCGTCGGCATCTTCGGCCTGGATATTCCGGTCATCGCCTGGGCGTGGCCAACGGTTGACAACCTCGTTGATGCGCTCGCCGCCGCTGGCTTTGTCGCCGCCGCCACCGGTGGTGTCTCCGGTGAAGTCCCGCAGATATTCTCTAAAATGGACCTCGAATTGACGCTTTATCCGCAGCGCAACGGCAAAACGCATGTCGGCATCCGGTTTCCGGCTACGCCTCAGCCACCGGCTCGGACTCGGACCCGCCTGCGATCGCCAGTTTTCGCCGGTGGTGAGGGTTGACAGGAATGGCCGAGAAGGCCCGCGTCCGCGCCGCCGTCCACCGTCGGTACCCCAGCATCGGTCAGGAGTCTCCCGCACGGCGTTCCGCGCCGCGGCAGCGGCGCTACGGCAAGGAGGACTGAAAGATGGAATTCCCGGCGGCGCAAGGTGTGGCGGCGCTTGTTCTAGTGACAGCTATCCAGGGCCTGAAGAAGTGGCGCCGCTTTCCGTGGCTCGCCGACAACGCTGGCTGGGCCGGGCGTGGAGCCGCCATGATCGGCGCCCTGCTCGCCGGCGCCGGCATTCACTTCGGCTGGGAGGCTAGCGCCGGCGTGTTCACGATCAGCGGCCTGACTGCCGGTAACCTTGGCAACGCCTTAGGCGATGCTTTCGAGATTTTTGTGTTCGGCGAGGCCATCTACAAGAATGCCGGCATGAATCGTGTCACCCCGCTGCCACCGCCATGAAAACCACCCGTCGCCGCCCGATTGCGCTTTTGGCAGCCTTTGCCGTCGCGTCCGCCGCTTTTGGGCAATTGCCCGATGCCATCCGCGAGGCCGATCAGGCCGGCTATTACGCCGCCTTCAAGGAGACGGTGTTGGCGGCCGGGGCCGAGGTCTTGACCATCCAGCAGCCAGTCGGCTCATCCAAAACAGCCTACCTCGATGCAGCTTACATATTTTCGACCGTCGCTGTCGTCGTCACCCTGGAAAAGAAAGGCACCGCCGCCACCACCACCACCCTCACGCCAGTCGCCCTGAACAATTGGGCTTCCGGGACCGAACCGACGCCGTCGGTCGCCGCCTTCTCCGCCTCTAACGTCGGTTCCGGCACGACCATCTCCAAGTACAGCCTGACCGCCAATACCTCGGTGACAGTGGATCTGACCGGTGTCGTCCTGGGGTCTCGCGGCGCCACCACCCGCAACCTCACCCTGCGCACCACCGCGGTGACCGGCACCGTTTATCTGTTGTTCAAATGGAGGGAGCGGTGATTCCGTGAATTTCACGACTGCCGCCGCCATCATCGCGCTGATCGCGGTGTGCGCGGCGTTGCTGGGAAGCATGTTAGTGGCGTTGACGCCTGCGGTGGATGCGATCACCGCACTCTTCAATAACCTCCGGTGAAGGATGCCCGGCAGAACCCCGCACCAGCGCGCCCAGCGTCGGGCGGCTATTGAGCAGCGAGCTGCCCTCGCCGCCGCCGCCCCAAACCAGCCACGACCACCCGCCACCGCCCTCTCGCTCGCCGAAGTCGGCCTCGCCCGCACCGCCGGCGGTCGGCCCCTTTGGGTGCCTATCCCCTGCACCGGCTGTTCGACGCACGAGGAAGTGTTTGCCGGTCTAGAGATCGGCCGCGGCTTCATCCTTCAGGATGGTCCCCGTGTCACCTGCTCCCAATGCGGCGGCACCGGCCTTGGCCCCCAGGGTGAGGCGCTGCTGGCCCCGCAGTTTGAGATCTTCCTGGGCGGTGCCAAGGGTGGCGCGAAAACCGATTGCGGCATCGCCTTCCTGATTGCCGGGGACCGGAACGTGCTGAACTTGGCACTCAGCGGCGTGGCTGATCCTATCTCGATGTCTTACACGAACCATCCGCACTACCGCGGCATGGTGTTGCGGAAGAATCAGCGCGATCTGGACGCTTGGATCGATCGCGCCCGCATGATTTACGAACCGTTGGGCGCTGAGTTCGTGCATGGCCCAGCGCACTTCCGGTTTCCGTCAGGCGCCAAGATCGTCACCGGGCACCTTGGCGATGCGGACGCTTACGAGAAATATTCCGGCGTTGAGACGCATCGCATGGTCATTGAGGAGGCGACGCAGATTCCGTCGCTCGAACTCTACATGCGCGTCCGGTCGTGCTGCCGTTCGTCCTGGCCGGAGTTGAAACCGCAGATCCTTCTGACCGGCAACCCTGACGGGCCAGGCCTGGCCTGGGTCAAAGACCGCTTCGTGCAACCGACCGTCGCTGGTTCTCCGGTCCCGCCTAAGACGCCGGTCGAAGAGGAATATACCCACCCCTTCACCGGCGAGCGACACAAGATCAGCCGCGTCTTCATTCCGGCCGGTCTCAGCGACAATCCTTACCTGCTGCGGGATGAGAGTTATGTAATGAATCTAATGTCGCTTGACGACCGCTTGCGCCGAGCCTACCTCGACGGCGACTGGTCGGTCATGGGCGGAACATATTTCGACGAGTTCCGCCGGACGCCTTTGGCTGGCGAGCCGCAGAACGCTCGGCACGTCGTCGCCACCGACTCCACCCCGCTTGCCCCCTGGTGGCCGCGCCTGGTTGGCGGCGACTGGGGCTATACCCACGAGTCGGCCTTCCTGTGGGCCGCCGGTTCGCCGGACGGCGCCATCGATGTTTATCGCGAGAAGGTCTTCAGCCGGGTTTCCGCCGTTGAGGTTGGCGTCGAGATTGCTCTTGCCACCAGAGACGAGTTGAACGCCCTGCCAGGCCGCGCCGTCATCTTATACTTGTCGCACGACGCCTTCGGGCCGCGCACCGACGAGCGCTGGATCGCTGAACTGATTGGCCAGGGTATCGGCCAAGTGCTGGGGCCGGACGCCGTCTATCTGCCGGACTTGAAGGTTCGGCAATTACGGCTTGCCGTGGAGGCTGACCCTGCGGCTATGCGCATCGAGGAGTTTGACGCCGCCTCCCAATCGGTTTACGCCCACCGTCGGGCCGGCATTACCATCCGCCGAGCGCCTGCCGCCCGCATTACCGGCTGGCAATATTGTCGGGAAGCCCTGCGGTGGCGATCTTCGACGCCGCCGCCCGGCGAAATCGACTGGGAATTGGCGTTGCAGGTCTTCCGGCGCGGCGGTCTGAAGCCATATGAAGAGTATCTGCGATCCTTTGAGGCCGCCCGCCGAGTCGAAGTCCTGCCGCGCCTGCGCATCCGGGACTGTTGCCCCCGGCTGATCGACGCCATCCCCCGGGCGGTGCGCGATCCTGAGAACATCGAGGACGTGTGGAAGAAGCACTTCACCGGCATGGACTTGCTTGACGCCTGGCGATACCTGATGATGGGATGGAGGGCGGAGTCGGCCATTGTCCGGGATGAGGCGGCGGTCCGGGCCGAGCAACTTGCCGCCCTTGCCGACGTGGCGGAACGGATTCAGGCGGACCGTTTCCTGGCGGCTAAGGCGGCCGAAAATCGGCCCCGGCCGATCTCGATTCCACGCGCCGCCCGGGTGTTGCGGTCAGCCACAAGATTGGCCGGGTCGGCCGGCCGGTGGCTGATGTAGGTATAATCGGAGGGTTGAGATGGCCGATACTAGTTATTATCTGTCGAGCGGCCCCCTTGGTTTAGGCCCTCCACCAGTTCGTCGGCCATTGTCGCCGCCGTTCGTGCCGTCACCAGCGCTTGTGCCGTCCGTGCCGTCGGTTGCGCCAACGGACAGTGGCCCGGCGCTCCTTGAAAAATTCGATCCCATGACAGCCGGTTTCCACGGGCCCGCCGAGCGCTGCGCGAACTGCGTTTACTTCGACTCCGCCGCCATCGAGTGCCGGATTGTCGATGTGATCTATGACGACCCGGAGCGGTCGTACTGCCGGCTATGGACCGAGTTGCAGGCGGCAGGGCTATGAAAAGGGCAGTAGGCTCCTACATGCTTGTCGAGGAGCGTGCGAACTTCTGGACGGTCTGCGCGGCGCATGGCGGCGCGTTGCTTGGTACGATCGTGTTTTATAGGCCATGGAGGCGGTGGATCTTCCAGCCCGAGGAGGGAGCGGAATTCTCGGCTGATTGCTTGGCCTTGCTCAGCTCCTTTCTGGCTGAGCGTGATGCGCAAGGAAAGAGTACCGATGCGGCGGTTGGTTGAATTCCTACGCGGCTTGTGGTTCGGCTTCCTCTACCGAACGACGGGGCGGGAGGATCGTTATTGTCGGCAGATTCGGCAATTGTCGGAAGCGGCGGCGCAGTCCGCTGACGCCGCCCGAAAATGGCGGGACCGCGCTGAAAACGCGGAGGCCGACGCGGTCGAAGCGGAGCGCGCCGCGCGAGTCTCCGCCGAAAAGATCGCCGACTGGCTGGCCCTGCGACAGGCCGGTCGCCAAGTGTTTGGCGTGGCACCGCCGGTCCTGCCAGAAGGTCCCGAGCCGGAGAATGTCGTCTCCCGTGTGCAGGCCAGGAAACTGGTCAATCGCGCCAACCGGGAGTTCTTTGAGGCTGAATACGGTCGCCTGCGCTCTTCGCCTCAACCAGACAAGACCGACGACAGCCCCGCCATCGAGGTTGGCGGGTAAGCTTGCTTATGACGACTTCAGCCCCCCTGGTTGATGCGGAGTTTGGCCCGGCGGCCGAGACGAAGCACGCCGTCCGGCGGCTGATCCAAGATCACGTGCAGAAGGAGATCGACCGCGAGAAAGTTTACCAGTACGCCGAGGCCCGGCGCAACGAGCTCTACTACCGCGGCAAACAACACTTGGCGCTGTTCACGACCGAGGGCGGCCTGGCCGACTATCGGCCAGTGACGGCTGGCGGCCTCTCCGTCAGCTTCCATTCCGGCTCCCAGGTTTATGATTACGTGCTGAACCAGTTTCGCGGCGACATCCGCAAATTCGTCGCCGTGCTGGGCCAGCGCTCGCCGAACGTCAAGGGCCAGCCCGTTGTCCAGGGCGACGAACAACACGTCCGGCTGGCGCGCATCGCCGATCGCGCCGCGTCTTTCTTGCGGTCGGTCTGGTCCGTTGATCGGGCGCAACGGCATCTGGCGCTGGCACTCGCCAAAAACGGCACCACGTTTCTCTACACGCCCTGGGTCGCCGACGCCTTCAAATACGGTTCCACCAGCGAGCCAGTCTACGCTGAGTCATTGCGCCCGGCGGGCGAGCCCTACTTCGAGTGTCCCTTTTGCGGCGGGGAGACCTCAACCGGGGCCGCCGAGGGCGGCTGCGCCCAGTGCGGCCAACCATTAAACCCGGCGAACTATCGCGAGCCTGAGTCCTTGCCCTACCTTGAGACGATCGGCCAAAACAACTACGCCAACGGCTGTTGCGAACTGCACGTCGCCACCATCTTCACCGTGACCACGCCGTTTTACATTCGGTCGCTCGACGAGGCGCCTTGGCTGTGGTACGAATACGAAGAGCACAAAGGCCGGTTGCTGCGAACCTATGAAGAATTGCGGCGATTTCGGTCTGAGGTTGGTGCCTTCGATGTGGGCTATTCGGCGGGCTACGGCCGGCGGGCGCGGGAGACGGCGGAGTCCGCATCGGGGATCGTCACTGGCGAGCGCCGCGATCGTTGGCTCTATTCGCGCTTCTGGCTGCATCCCGACATGTACGAGTTGATTGAAGGCGATGAGTCTGGCCGACTGCGCGAAGGCGTCGCCGAAACCTATCCCGAGGGCCTGAAAGTCACGATGGTGAATGGTCGGGTTGTGCGCCTGGAAGAGGAGCGCCTGACCGAGGTGTGGGCCGCCGTCAAGCCGGAGGCATCCGAATATCTGTACGCCGACCCGATTTTCAACGACTACATCCAGATCCAGGACGCCGTGAATGACGCTTGGAACATCATCATCGAGTTGATGGAGCGCGGCATCCCGCTGACCGTGTTCGACCCGGCCGTCCTCGACCCCGAACGCATCAAGGAGTGGGCCAACCTGCCGGGTGAGTTTGTCCCTGCTAAGCTGGGCGCGGGCGGCGATCTATCGCGGGCTTTCTTCCGGGCGCCGTCCTCGTCGCCGCCGCCGGAGTTTTACAACATCATCGAGATCATGATCGAGAAGGCTCGGGAGATCACCGGCGTGCAGCGGCCCATTTTCGGTGCTCAGGGCCGGACCAAAACGGCGCGGGAAGCGGAACTGTTGCGGAACCAGGCGCTGATGCAACTTAATACGACTTGGAACGAGATGCGCGATGGCTGGGCCAGGGCGTATGAAAATGGCGCTCGCCAACTCGCGAAGTACGCCATCGCCGGGCGACTCTACCATCCACGATGATTCCAACATGGCGCGCGTCTGCGAGATAACGATTCTGGGCCTGGAAGAGTTGGCTGAGGGCGGCTGGCGGTTTGACGCCGAAGAGTCCATGCCCATGACAGCTGGCCAGCGCCGCGACTGGTTCATGAATATGTTGCAGTCACCGCCGCAGGTCGCTCAGACCGTCGGCCTGGGCCACCCGGCGAACCTCGCCAAATTCCAGGAAGTGATGGCCACGCCGGATTGGGTGGTGCCGAACTTGGCCGCCCGAGACCGCCTGTTCGATATCATCCGGCAACTGCTCACCGCTCAGCCAACTGTCGGGCCTGACGGTCGGCCGGTTCCAACGATTCGGGCGAACCCGTTTCTGTTCAATCCGGGCTTGGCCGTCGAACTTCTCCGGGAATGGCTGCTGTCGGATGCTGGCCGCCAAGCGGAAGAGGAAACCCCTGACGGCTTCGCCAATGTTTTGGCCTACGCCATGGAATACTTTAGCTTCCTCCAACAGCCGCCGCCGTCCGCCGGGGCGGGACTGCCGCCGCCCGGTCGGAGGCCCGGCGGACCACCGAATAGACCGTCTGGTGGTGAGCTAGGCGTGGCTGCGCCGCCGCCGGAGCCGGGCCTAGAAGGCGCGCCGCCAGGAGCGGAGGGACTGCCGCCGGAATCCGCCTTGGCTCCGCCGCCGGGCGTGTGAAATGACTTCTTCCATGACCGTTCACACCGAACTTCGGAGGCAGTTGGCTACGACGTTGGACCGGCTCTCCATTGGTGTCTCCACCCAGGATGAGCTGCAAAGCTGGCTGCTTTCCTATTTACAGAAAATCTTAGATTCACACGATGAGATCCTGATCGACGTAGCCAACGAGTTGGATGCTGATCTTTTACAGCCGTCCACTGAAATACACCACTACCCACCCCTTGACACAACCCGTTGTGTGGCTGTAGAATGCGGCCAATGGCTACACAACCGGTGCCCTCCGCCAAAGAGCGGGTTTTGAGCCTGCTGAATCTGCCGGAACCTGTCGCTGAGTCGCCGGGAACCCCCGGTCCGGCGCTTAGCGGCTTGGCCGAACCGCCCGACGTTCCACGTGGAACGCCAGAACCGACGGTGGCAGAACCTCCCCCAGTTGTGATTTTGCCGGCGGCGGAAATCGATGAAGAGTTCCGCTTTCAGGACGAGCCTGTCGGCGAGCCGCTGCCCGAGTCCCAACCGTTGCCCGACGCGAAAGAGGAATTGTTGGAAGGCTTGACGGGCGATGCGCGAACGAAGGTGGAAAACCAGATTAGCGCCCTGCTTTCGATGCCCCGCGGTCGCCGGATGTATGAACACTTCCAGGTCATGCGCCAGCTGGAAGCGCCTGCCGAACAAGGCGGCTTCGGTTTCAGGCCTACTGTCGAGCAGATCCGAGAATGGCGTAGTGCCCACACCGATCTGGGGTCCATGGAGTTCGAGTTCGAGAGCGGCGACCCTGACAGGCATGGCCGGTTTGGTCGGTTCTGGCTGACCGACGGTGAGGGCCGCGTCCGGCCCGGTGCGCCCGAATTCGCCGCGCGTCTTCCGTACCTGCTTTATTCAACCGACCCGGCTCTGTATTCCCGCGCTGCTGGGCCTGTCATCCACAATCTGCTGCATGGGCCGAGCGGCCTCTACGCGCGGGCCAAGTCCGCTGCCAGCGATGAGGACCGGAACCGGATCATGGCCCACGCGCAGTTTGTTGACGACTACGTCTTTGGCAGGGGCGTCTCCTCAGTGGAGCCGCCTGGCGGCGTTGGCGACGCTTTGAAGGCCGAGCGGGCGGAGATCGGCCGTGAGAAACGACGGATCGCCGACGAACGGGTCGCCCTCCACAGCGCCCGCGTCAACGGCTTCATGTCGAACGCCTTGGCCGAGGTTGGCGATCATCTGACAGCAGACGTAGCCGCCGCCCTTGACGGTCTGAAAGGCGTACAGACGGATCGAACCCTCGCCGCCCTCCAGCGGGATTTCGCCGACGAGATGCGCGCTTCGATCGCTCGCGATCCTGAGACTGTCCGCGAGTTGAATATGGCCGAAGAGCGGGCGGCCCGGTCCCTGCGACCGGAGGACGCAGCCGCCATGGTTCGCGCCTACCGGAATCATTTTCGGCGGGCGATTGAGGCCGGACGAACGAAATTTTTGACCGATGTCGGCGCTAGCGTAAAGCGCCGGTCTGAAGACCGTCACCGCCAGTTAGCTGCGGCGGCGGCCCGAACCGAGGTGACTGCCTCTGGCGTGCCTGTAGCCCAGACCGTCTCGACGATTCCCGGGCGGCTCCAGGGCGAGACCCGCGAGGCGCACATGAAACGGACGGTTCATGGCATGTTGTCAACGCCGTGACCGTCCATCATCGAAAGGCCTGGCCCCAGGTAGTAGGGGCGGGCGGAAAGCGGATCGACCCAGCGTAGGGTCCTCCTGAACCGGGTTTGCCGGATTCCGGCAGGCCTTCTGTTCGTACCGGCCTGTTTTGTAGGCCGTTCGGTCGCCGTAAAAGCGGCGGTTCTGGGAGGAACCTATGGCTGACGCACGAGACATCTACGATGCGCAAATCGAGAAAGTCCGGGGCAAGTTGGATGTCCTGCTTTATGAGGCGTCTGACCAGATTGCCTCGCTGATAAAGAGAACCGAGGAAGTCGAGCAAATCTCCAACTTCCTCTACCGCATCCCCGTCAAGAAAGGCCACGGCGGACAGTACCGCAAGTTTTCCGCCAACGAAGGAACCCTCGGCAAGGGCACTGGCATGGTCATTGATGCCCTGACCGCCGGGTATTTCTACTCCGTCTACGCCATGCGGATTCCGCTGGAGGCTCGTGACACCTCCATGACGCGGGAGCAGTCCATCATCAACGTCTTTGCCGAGCAGCTGGCCGGAGCGATGCAGGAACTCCAGGTGTGGGACGACATCGTTCTGCACACTGACGGCAAAGGCATTCTGACGAACGCCAGTTCCGCCATCACGGCCGGACCGCCGGCCACCATGACCTTTGCCGGGGCCACCGACAATCTGGGCATCAACAAGTTGCGCGAATACATGACGGTTGATGTATGGAACTCGGCCGGCACCACCAAACGGGTGCCGGCGACCGCCGCGCCCCTCATCATCACCGCCATCGATTATGGTGCCAAGCAAATCACCTTCGATCAGGGCGTCACCGCGCTGGCCGCAACTGACATTATCGCCCTACGTGACATGGACATCTACGGTCCGGCGTCCCTCACCTCGTTTTCCTCGACTTGGCCGTCGCGGGGCGCGGTCGGCGGGCTGGGCGGCGACTCTTTCCGGCACGGGATCTACTACTCGAACGACAATACGGCGGCGAACTACTATCTGGGATTGCAAAAGTCGGCGGTTCCCCAGCTTCTGCCGACCCGCGTCAACGGGAATTCCGCCGGCCTGACCTTTGAGCAAATCCTGTTGCTTAGGGACGGTATCCGGCAGCGCCGCACCGAAGACGCCCTGAACGGCGCCATCCTCATCACGCATATGTCGCAGCGGGCCGCTGCATTCAAGTTGGGAACCTCTATCGCCAATAAGCTGGTGTCTGGCGAGACCTTTGGCCGCAACCTCGATCTGATTCCGGCCAACCAACGCTACGACGACACTTTCGAGGCCGCCGGCATGCTGGGCTATGTCAGCAAGCGTCAGGACAAGTCCAGGGTCGATCTGATTAATCCCGGCAAATGGGGCCGGGCGCAGGTTCGTGACACCTACTTCTTTGGCGACTGGGAGGGTGGTCGGCGCATCTTCGAGGGCCGCAACGCCTCGGGCGAGGTCACTGCCTACATGGAGGCTTTCCTGGTGCAGGGTTACGATTTCGTCAATTTCGACCCTGGCTGCCAGGGCTACATCGACGCCCTGCAATTGCCGACTGGCTATTAAAGCGGCGTGGAACGCCGCAGGAAGAGGGGGCTGTTCAGCAGCCCCCAAAGGACGGCAGTCCTATGGCTTACAACGATCCCTATCGCTCGACGACTCTTTATCCGCCGAAGACGGCACCGGGCATGGCCTTTGCCCAGCAAAACCTAGCGCCACGCGCGCCGTTCCCTTGGCAAGATTCGACTGACAGATCGACAGTGGGTTTCGATCCTAACTTCCAGTCTTATACGGAACCCGCCAGAGAAGAAGAATGGTATTCGCCAATTGATCCCAATTTTCAGCCTTATACGGGGCCGCCTCGGGAAGAACGGCGGTATCCGCCAGGTGCTCACTTACCATCGAGCCGGCCGCCAGCGGGCTTGCGGTCGTCGATGCCCACGTTGTATCCTGGGGGCGGGTTTCCTGAGCGCCGCTACACCTCAGACTACGCTCCGGGCTACGCTGGCCGTTACGGCACGAACTTGCGCTTTCCCCAATTTTACGGAGGGCCCTCCGTCCTCCGTAACTATCCCGACCGGAATCAATGGCCCGCCCGTCCGGTGGGTTATGCCCCAGGCTACGCTGGCGGCTATGGCACGAACTTTCGCCAACCTCGGTTTGCCCCGCCAGGCCACCGGCAAAGGGACCTGCCTTACGGATTAGGTTTGCGGCCACCGCCGTACGCACCAGACCGGCCTGCGGAATATGGTGGTGCCGCGCCAGGCTATCTCGACTTTCTCGACCGCCGGCGGCGGGACCTGCCTTACGGATTGCGGTCGCGACCACCGATACCGCGTTACCGCTCGCCTGAGATTGGCTATCCAGCCCAGCGGATGTACGATCTTTAATGATGCGAGGCGGCGACTGACGCAATGAGCGCAGAACGACGGACAGAATGGCTGAATCGGATCCTGCTGGCTGAGCTGGGCGAAGACCCACCCTACCAGTGGCGGAATTCTGATGCCTTGGTCTACTGGACGCCGGTCGTCGATGACGATGGTCGGCCAGAACATGACTACCTCTGCGCCTGCGGCGTCAATAAAGTGCTGCATGGGCCGAGCTGTCGGTTCACGCGGGCTATCATCCGGCGGCGATTCCAGAAGGTGCGGCCCGATTTGACCGATCGCTGGGTGGTAGCTGTCGGTCTGCCGGTTTTGGAGGCGACGGTCCTGGGCCATCGGACTGGCCGGATGTTTGTGCCGGTAACCTTCCGCCGGCCGTCCGGCGCGTTTGGCACCATCGCCATGATGTCTGGCGAAGGGCCGAGTGAAGAGGCTACTTGGACGGCGGTGCGGATGATTCGGGAACACCGGCAGCGTGGATTGGCCGAGATCGAGGCGGCGACCGAGGATCGGTTAGGGCCGCCGGACAGTTCCTCGCCAGGACGTCTGGAACGACAGGCGCTTGCTGGCAAGCATGACCAGGTCAAGGAGTGGCTGGGCGCATCGTCTGAGCCCGGCAAGAAGCGGGAAAAGAGTTTTCCAGGGATTGAAACTACGTGATGGAGGTGACGTATATGCCTGAAACGCAGGTAAGCCCGCCAAGCGAGACGGAACGGATGGCCGCAGCCGAAGTGGCGGCAGTGATGTCGGCGTCGCCGGGGCCGTGGATTCCTGGCCGCGTCACGATCCTATCGATCTGGCCGCGCCGGATGGTAAAACGCATGACACTGATGACGGCCGCCGAGGATGGCACGCCGACCTCCGGCATGGTGGATTTCGCGATCGAGGCCGCCCCGCCCGACGGTTACAGCCTTCTGACGGTGTTTGATTCGTTTCAATCGACTTTGCAGGGGCGCCGGCCGGTTTTAGCCGAGCAGATTGCACGGGCCTGCGTCGGGGACTGGGCGGCGGATACGACGCTGGCAAAATCCGGCTTCCGGCCGGGTCTCTCGATCATCGTAGGCGCCCGGCCAACCGTCGAAGAATTGGCCCGCGAGCGTGAAACGCAGACGGGCTACTGCCAGGCGGCGATCGCAGAGGCTGACGCCCTGCTGGCGGCTGGCGAGCTTCGGCCGTTACAGGCGCAGATCGCGTTGTTCCGGCTGTGCGCCGAATGGTTGGGCGTCAGAGACCGCGAGTGGTACCGCGAATTGCGGCGGGCGGACTACAAAAAGAACGGCTGCCCAGCCTGCGGCGCGGTCGAGATTCCCCACCGGGCGCAGGTCTGCCCGCAGTGCAGCAAGGATTTGGTCGAGTTTTATTCATCGCGCGGCCGGGTGCCGGATGAAGATGAGGACCCGGTCGTCAGGGCGGAGATGCTGCGGATGCGGAAGGCGGGCCGCCCAGTGGCTGCTGGATGATGGAATGATTCCGACGGTTGCAAACGTGATGGATGCGGCTCGGTCGCATTTGGGCGACACCGAGATCGCCGGCGGCCAGCTCTGGACGAATGCGGCGCTACAAACATTCCTCAACCAAGCCTATGGCGAGATGCTGCGGGCGTTCGCGCAGAGTTCCATCGCCCGCATCTACCGTCGGTCTTACTATAATCTGCCGGCGAACACGTCGTACTTGGCGCCCGCAACCGCGTCAATCACGAACTTTGGCGAACCAGCCGTGCATAGCGGCGTCGCCGAGCGCGCTGTTCGTAATACCTCAACGGTTACTGGCGCGGCGCTGGGCGCTGGGTTCGTCGATTTGACCACGGCGGCACCGCATGCCTTCGTCGCCGGGCAGATTGTGGTGGTGTTCGGCGTAGCCGGTCTGTCGGATGACGTGAACGACCTGTGGTCGGTTGAGGTGCCTGGCGCGACGATTGTTCGGCTGCTGGGATCGGTCGCGACCGGTGCCTGGACCTCCGGCGGCACTGTCAGCGACTCGGCCGAGGAGTTCGTCGATTTGGACGCGGTGGCGACAATCGATTCCTGGCCGAATGCGCCGGTGGCCGCCCTCGGCCGGTACGCTTGGCTGGGCGACGCCTTCCGGTTCTGGCCAGCGGCGACTGTGCGGCAGATTCGGCTGACGTACTCTCTGTCGGCGAATGCACCGTCCACCGGGTCGCTGGCGGTGGACGATTCGCGGGACTTTCTGGCGGCGCGCGCCGCCGCGCTGGCTGCTGGCTCCGGCGGCGCCCGGGGCCGGGCCGGCGAGCTGAACATTCTGGCGATGGGCAATCCCGGCGGCCTGGTTGGCGAGGCTTCGGCCGGAGCTATCGGCGAACTAGTGCGTCTCGGCGTCAAGACGATGCAGCGGAACCGGTTTGTGACCCGGCGCTATCGGCCGAAACGCAATGTTGGACCGTTCTTCCCGTATCAGTATTAGGAAGGCCATAAGCCTTCCCCAGGGCGACGCGGGCGTCGCCAGGAGGTTGAACTCAGATGCCACTCGGTTATCACTACACGCTGGGACTTTTGAGCGCGCAGTATACGATGCAGGCGAACGCGTCGCTCGCCGATCAGGTTTTCTTCGGGCCGGTGCCTGACGGGATGCTGCTAGAGGTGCTGGCGATCCAACAGATTCATTCCATCCTGGGCACCGACGCCGGGGCTGTCAACCTACAGGTGACCAAGGATACCGGCACGAATGCGCCGGGGGCCGGCACGAATCTGCTGACGAACAACTCCGACGCTGGCTTCGACCTGAAGGCCGCCGTCAACACGCGCCAGAAAGGTCTGCTGGCAGCCTCACAGGATTCTCTGACGCTGCGCGCCGGCGATCGGCTGGCGGTCGATTTCGCTGGCGTGCTTACCGCCGTCGCCGGCGTTCAGGTATTCGTCGTTATGGCTGTTCTGCCGACCGGCGCGTGATCCCCAATGAACAGGCCGTGCGAAGGCTGGCTTGCGGACGGTTCCGTGTTGGCCGCGCCCGAGGTGACCTGCCATGAGCCTGATTCCAGACTGGCAGAGCGCTGAACTCAGTGAGTTTCCCGGCCCTAACCTGCTGGTCGATGAGGAAGACGCCCGCTCGGCGCTTCTCGCCCTGAACACCGAGTACCTGCCAGGCCAGATGCGGACCCGCGCCGGGTTCACTGGCGCCTTCGGATCCATCCTCGAAGGCGGCCCCGTCACCACCATGTATAACTGGTTGCAGTCGCTGTTCAACCGGCTGCTTACATTGGAGTCTCGATCGACGGTATTCACCATCGATCTGAATTCACCCTTTGTGAAGGCGACGGTCGTGCCAGCCATCACCGCCGAAGGCATGGTATGTGCGCCCGCGGGCAGCCGAATCTATATGGCGTTTTTCAAGGCGAACGGTTTGGGCGCGACTGAGACGCGCATTTGGGATGGCTTGTTCGACAACGCCGTACCCAGGGTCGAAAAAGCCTTTACCTGCCCGCCGACGGCGGCGGAATTCACCGTCGTCGTGACCGAGCCGGTCGCTGGCGTCGTCTCTAAAGGCGTCCATAAGTTCGGCTTCGTGTTCACCACGAAGAATGGCCACCAACTCAGGCCCGCGCCGAATGCCGGTTCCGTCGGCCTTACAGGCTTTCAGCCTGTATCTTTCACCGCCGCCGGCGCCAAACAGTTGGTGTTGACCCTGACGCCGGTGTTCGCGACGGGCCAGTGGCCAGCCTACCTCGATAAGGTTGCGCCGATCATGACGACGGTGCAGAATCCGAACCGGTATTTCTTCGTGCCGGGCGCAGAAGTCACCGTTCCGGCCAACAGCCCGCTGACCGTGCCAATCACGATCAACATCGACGACGTGACCTTAGCTTCGACCGGGACGGATGCGACGCCGTGGTTTTCGATTGCTTGCCAGACCGATCTGGGAGCGCAATTCTTCCCGCACTTCGTCTTCGAGTATTCCAACCGCATGGGATACATCGTGGATGTGTTCGATTCGGCGGTCGTCAACACGATCAGCGAAATCTTCTTCAGCGAGCCCTACAACTACCAGTTCATCACGTCGGACCAGCATAGGGTGCGGCTGCCCGGCGCCCGGCGCTGCGTGGCCGCTTTCGTTCTGGGCAACGTCGCGTATTTGGTCGGCCCAAACTGGACCTACGCCATGTCAGATAACACGCTGACCCCGGTCGAATGGGTGCCGCCACAGTTGATTGACGGCTCGATCGGCACGCTCTCGCCGAAGGGCGTCACCGTGAACGCGGCCAAGGGCATCGCCTGGATCTGCGATCAGGCCGGGCTGTATTGGTTTGCCGGCGGGGCCTACCCGCGCCTGCCGATTTCCTACAACCAGACGCCGGACTGGCAGCGGATTAATTGGGCGGCCTCGGCCGCCGCCGTGCAAGTCGTCGATGAGTCCACCCGCAAACGGGTTCGAGTGATGGCGCCGCTGGACGGTGCGACCTCGCCGACCCATATCATGACGTGGGACTACACAGAGGGCCTGGAAAACGCGAAATATTCGCTCGATAGCATCGCCGCTTCGGTGTTTGCGCCTGGCCCCGGCGCGATTGAGGTTGTGTTGAACCAAACGTCAAAAGAGCTGGAGCTTTGGGTGTCGCGCGCGGCGACGGGCAAAATCCTGCGCCAGAAACACGAGCCGACCGACGCCGTCGCCACCCTGTATAACGACGACACCGCGGCGATCGACAACAAGTATAAGACGCCGGCGATCCCGGCGGTCTTTCATGCGCCCGTCCAACACCATGGCGGGCACTTCCGGGTACGCGGTTCCGGCTCCATCCCGCTTACGGCCTTCTCCTACGACCAGACGCGGTCTCGGGCGATGGCCCCGATCACTGCCTCCGCCGCGCCGGGCCGCGACTACCTCCGCTTTCTGGATATGCAGTCAGAAGCCGTCAGGTACCTGGTGACGAACGGGAATGTCGCCGACGCCTATTTTATTCTGAGCCGCATCGTCGGATACTTCTCGCCCTGGATGACGCAGAGGGTGGCCTGATGCCGGCCGAGGGGTGGACCGCCGCTGTTGGCGCGCTCTTCGTCGCCCTGCTGGTGCTGGTGCTGAAGTGGCTGGTCGAGGTTCGTTCCGTGCTGGCCACGCATCGGGCGGAGCTTTCGGCCATTCAGGGATGGATCACGCGGCACGAGGCCACAGTCGAGCGGCAGGTGGCGATCTTCACGGAATTTCAGAACCGCTCCGCCGCCATGGACGCCAAGCTCGACGGGTTGCTCGCGCGCGTTGATCGGCTCTCGGAGCGGGTGGCGCGGTCCTTGGCGGACGGCGACAGGTAATAATGGCGACGGCGAATGCCGATTTTCGATCCATGCAAGGTACCGAAACTAAATATCCGGCCGCAAATCCAGCGGTTAAAGGCCTCTGGCGACAAGCAGCTCGTCGATTCCGGCATCTCCTTCGAGCAGATCAACGATGTAATCGACAAGATGCGGGAGTTGCTGTGTCGATTGGAGGCGGCACCAACCTTCTTCGACAAGGCTACCTTCGGCATCAAGGGTGCGGTGACCGTCGGCCTGAAGGCGCCGCACTACCACGTTGGGCCGTTCGCGTGGTCGCCCACCTACGCGACCATCAACGCGGCTGTTCCGTCCACAGCGGGCGACGTGACGGTCGATGTGCAGTATATCTTGCCAGGCCTGGATCCGGCGGTCTCGACGAATTGGATTTCGATCTTCAGTACCATCCGGCTGGTGGCACCGGCCAATACGCAGTTATTGCAACGGCAGGATGTTTTTGCGTCCCTGCCGTCGCCGGCCTTCGACGTGGAAGGCATGATGCGGGTGGAGGTAATCACTGCCGGAACAGGCGCGGCGGACGTCGAGATCAACGTCTACGGGCTGATCGCCGGTCTGGATCTGGGCCCGCCGGCGCGGTTTACCGGGATCATTCCATGAGCGCGGTGCGCATCGGCCGTCAAAAGTGATCCATGGGATGGTTTCAGTTTCAGCCGAACCAAATGGACCGGACGTACCCGGCGACGACCAAGCAGGAGATTGTCACGGCGTTTGAATCAGCGCTCTCTGGCGTGGGCGGTGCGGGCTGGACGGTCATATCCGGCGTAGGATCGGCGGACGTGAAAATGCAGTCCCAACTGGGCGCGCCTTCCGGATTGCAATGCCGTGTCCGGGCGCGGGACCCCGGCGTCTCGGCGACCACGCGCATCACGTTTATGAACACGGGGGAATCGAAGGTTTCGACCGAGTTATTTCTGCTGCCAGGTCTTGCCCAATCAATCCGCATCGTGGCCGGCGGACATCAGTTGTTCGCGTTCTTTCCAGGCGATCTGTCGGCCCGCAAGTTCGTCTGCGGCGGTGTGCCGTACCTCGATCCTTGGCAGGTGCCGCTCTATAACGAGGCGGTCTGGTGCCACGGCAACGCCGAATCCGACAGCGATGTAACCCGGCGGAACTCCTTTCGCACTGGGCCGGCCGTCGTCGATAACGCCCAAAACGTCTGGCAACTGTGGATGGGCGTCGCCTACACCGGTAGTGGTGTCGCTTACGGCCAGCGACTGATCGCGCCGATGGGCCTGATGACGCAGAACCCAGACAACCACTATGGCCGGTATTTTGCTGATGGCTCGGCGTTCAAATCGCCGGCGCAGATCGCCTGGGGCGCCGTTTCGGGTGACACAGACTCGCAGATTCGTGGCTGGCTGTGGGGCGCAGCTGTCATCGCCAAACTGATTTCTGCGGAGCACATGACCGACTTCGAGGGCCGCCGTTGGGTGAATGTGATGCAGTGGGACGCAGGCGTCGGCGCGAACACGCGGATCTCGGGCCTGTATCTGGCGGTCAATTGAGTGCGCCCTGAAGAAGGGTGCGTAGATCAACCGGAGGTTGATCCATGCCAGGCTTCCAATATCAACCGAACCAAGTCGACCGAACATTTGCCGCCACCACGCGCCAGGAAATCGTGACCGCCTTCGAGTCGGCGTTGGCGTCAGGCGTACCCAACGCCGGGTGGACGATCATCTCGGGCGGCGGCACCGCCGACGTGAAGATGGAGTCGCAGGCCGGCGCGCCGAGCGGTCTGAAAATGCGCCTGCGAGCGCGCGACACTGGTTCCGGCAATTCCGCGCAGATCAGCGTGATGGACGTGACGGAGACGTATGTGAGCCAAGCGTTCTTTCTGCTGCCGGGCGCGGCGCAGAATATCCGCATCGTGGCCGGCGGCTACCAGGTGTGCGCATTGTTCCCCGGCGACACCTCAGCCCGCAAGTTCTTCATGTGTGGTGTGCCCTATCTCGAACCCTTCCTGGTGACGTATGGGATTACCCAATCCATCTGGGCGCACGCCAACTCGAATAGCGATACTGACGTGACAACGCGCAACTCCTTCCGAACGTTGCCGTCGTTGACCGACGGTGGAACGACGACCGCTTGGCAACTCTTCATGGGCAACGCTTGGGGCGGGAATGGTGCCGCTATCGGCCAGCGACTGATCGCGCCCGCCGGCCTATTTACACAGAACCCGAACAACAGCTATGGCCGGTTCTTCGTCGATGGCAGCGCCATGAAGACGCCGCCTTACATCGCTTGGGCGCGGGTCACCGGCGAGGATGACTCCTACATCATGGGGCTGCTGTGGGGCGCAGCGCTGATCAGCGACACCGCACCCGCTGAGGATCCCTCCAGCTTTGACGGCCACACCTGGATCAATGTCATGGTGTACCAGACCGCAAGCACGACGAACCGGCGCTCATCGCTGTACTTGGCAACGAACTGATGGCCATAACCACGAGGAAGGTTGTAATCAACGAGGCGAACCGGGACTTTACGCCCGCGCCAAAGGTCAAGATTGAGCTCTACCGCCTGGACGGCGATCTGCGGGGGATTGACCCGGCCATCACGGCGACTTATGATACAACCAAGACGGCCAGAGGCTGGGGCGACTATGGCCGCTGGCTCCAGAGGGAAGCGTTGAACTTTGACGCCATTGTCGGAACGCTGCGCGTGAAGTCCGACGCCGTTGAGGATGAGTGCTTGGCGGCGGCGGCCGGGGAGTTCTTCTATGCCTATTGAGGGGCGGCAGCCATGTTCGGCCCCATAGTGGCGGCCCTGCTGCCGGCTGTTCCAGGCCTGATCAATCTGGTCGAGGGCCTGTTCCGGTCCAAGGACAACGCGAAAACGGGCGACACCAAGATGGATGCTGTGGTGCTGGCCCTGCGCGGCGTTCTTGAGAAAATGGTCGCCACCGGTCAGATCGTTGGCCAGCCCTCTGATGATGCTCTACGCGCTTTGACCGAGACTGTCCTTACGCAGATGCGGGCCTCTGGTCAGTTGGGGGCTTCGCTGCCTGCGTCGATTGGTGGGGTGGCGGCCCGCCCTGGCCCGCACTTGTATTTGGTGCGAGGCGACGTGACCGAGTTGGCGGCGGTAGAATAGAGGCGATGCATCGGAAGATGAGGCTGAAATGGCCGCGCCCTTGACCTACCGGCCGGCGGATCCTCACCCCGGCCATGGACTGGCGAGGCTGCCTCCGTCACGCGCCGTTGAAGCGTCGCCTGCCGGTCCGCCGTCGGGTGTTGGCCCGCCTTTGAGTTTCGATCCCAAGGATCCTCGCGCCATGATCGCCGGCGAGTACGGCCGCGCCGTTGATTGGTTCAACCGCTGGGACGCGTCGCTCGCCGACCTGCCCTACCAGGAATTGGAGGAAATGTACCGGGCCGGATCTGATGCGGCTTGGCAGGAACTCCAGCGCCGGGGCTTCGGTTATACGCCGGAGGAATTCGAGAACATCGTTCGCGAGCAGGAAATCCGCGATCTCCAACTTACGCCCGAGGAAGCCGGCGCCGCCTACCTGACGCCGGAAGAGTGGGCGGCCATCGAGGGCGATCCAGCCAGGGCGTGGGAATACTATCAGCCTGAAGTCCTCCGCAGTCTGGACACGGAATCACAGGAACGCCTGCGCCAGATTTTGGGCGTCAGCCGCGAATCCATGGACGAAGTTCTTTCGACCATGACGGGCCGGTATTATGGCGCCATCCCGGTTGACAAATTAGGCTTGACCGCCCGCTTTCAGGAGAAGTTCCCAGTCACCGACGAAGAAGTCGCCAAAATGGTCGAAGGTGCCGCCCGCGACGTGCGGATGCGCTACCAGACGGCGATCGACGATATGGTGCGCCGGGCGGCCGCGGCTGGCAATGTCTCGCCAATGGCGGTTGCCGCCGGCCGGGCGCGACTGGAATCGCAGGCCGCCGCCGACGCCGCCGACGCCATGAATTCAGCCTTAGTTCGCGCCCGCCGGGAGCAGCGTATGGCCGAAGCTGGGTTGGAGGAAATGCGACTCGGTACCGAACGCGACATCTCCGGCCGGTTGATTGGCGCTGCCCGCGAGTTGGGCGAGGCCGGATTAGGCACAGAACGGTTTTTGACGGGCGCCGGCCTGGGGACGGAAGAGAATATCGCCAACCGATCGATGCGGTTAGGTGAATTCTTGCAAACCACCGGCATGGAGCAGGCGCGCTGGCAGGATGAAACCGAAGTCCGCCGCGCCATGATGTTGGGCATGAACCGCCAGGAAGCCGAGCGGTACGTCCAGGGCCAGCGCTATGGCCGGGGCCTACAGGCCACCGAACTCTTGAGCCGCCGGTACCAGACGGCAGCCGACGCCCGCCGACAGGAGGAGACCGCTTTCCGCCAATACCTTCAGCAGCAGGAGCAGTATTATGGCAAGCAGTTCGACCAGGCAACCCAGAACCGGCTGCGGGGCGCGGGAATCAGTTTCGACGCCGCCGGCAAGATGGTCGATTCCGCCGCCAACTACGATCTGATGCGCCGGTATTTCCCGCAACTTTGGGAACGCATCGCTGGGGCCGTCATCGGGGCCTTGCCGTCGGCCGTGGATCTGATTCGGCGGCGTCGGCGACGGCCACCGCGTGGAGCGCCGCCTGAAGATGGCGGGACTCAGCCGACAGGGCGAGCGCCAGCGCCGTCAGGCGGTCAGACCCCACCATCAACAACCCTAGAGGAACCACCTCCATACTTTGATCCCTATGACTACGAGCCGGCACCCTACGAGTTTCCAGAAGGGCCTACCGACATCGACGTAGGCGGCCATCAAGGGCCGGATGCTTATGAGTTGCCCGGGTATGAACAGCCGGAAATGCCGCCGTATGAGGACGTTACCAGCACGTGGGAGCCTTTGCCGCCAGGTTCGCCCGACCCTTGGGAAGGGCCATCCATAGAGCCGGACAACGAGTTCGACTATGAAATACCGTGGAACTACGACTTTGGAACTTCCGAGGGACCCTCATGGACGGGCGGGGATTACGGCTATTGGGGACCATATGACGGCAATAACCAGCCGCCTGACGAACTTCCCTATGGTTGGTTTGCGCATGGTGGCATCATTACCCGACCGACCCTTGCCGTCGTGGGCGAAGCTGGGCCGGAGGCCATTATTCCCCTGGCTAATCCCAGGATAAGCACAGATGATAGTTACGTTGCAGCCCAGCGTGAGCGGGTTCGGCGACAACCACGGCGGCGGAGGCGGTTTTTTGACGTGAGCGACCGGGTGAATCCAACCTCCGAATCGACCACGCGGTATCTGGATTAGGCAGGCCGCGCCAGAATGCCTGATGAAGGCCTCCAACGCCACGCAGGAACGCATTCCAGGGGCTTGCCTATGGTTTGGGCTGGCGATCTGGGGCGCGGACGCTTCCAAGGCTAATGGCGGTGACATGATGGTGGTGACACGATGGCGGTGATGCGATTTCGGCCGCCTTACCAGCGGCGGCGCGGCTACGGCGTCGCCTCCCCAGCTGCCTACGCCCTAGACCGCTTTGGTCTTGAGATTCCCGAGGAAGAGCCGGTCCCGATTTCGCCGGAATCGTCCCTGGAAGAGTCCATCGAACTGGAGCCGGGCTACGCCACCACAGCGTCGGCCCTGGGCGTCGAGGCTCTGCCGTCCGAGCAGTGGGAACGTGAATTGGGCCTGCCGCCAGGCTCGTTGGCCACGACCGGAGCCTACCGTCAGGCTCTTCGGCGTCCGCCTCAACCACCGGATCCTTCCCTGGGCCGTCGGCTGGCGGCCTTAGGCGTCGGTGCCCTGGGCGGATTTATGGCCAGCGGCCCGGGGGCCTTGCCGCCTGAAGCCTTGGCCCGCGCCGAAGAGGGTATTCTCTATGGCGACTACCCGGCTGAGGTCAGCCGGTATGAACGTGGGCTGGAAGCGGCGCGTCAGGGCGCGCAACTGGAATCCGGCATGGCCCAGGATGTATTGCGGGCTAAGGAGGCCCAGGAACGTCGGGCGGAAACCGAGCGCTGGCATAAAACGCAAGAAGAATTGCGGCGACAGACGTTGGAAGACGCCGAACGCACTAGACGGGAACGCGCATTGGCGGAAGTGACGCGTCTCGGCGGCGAGCCCGCCCGATTCGACCGCGTCCTTCAGCCAGCGGCGCCATCTGAACTGGGCCGACCAACCTTCCGGCTTGGCGTCGAGCCATATATGCCGGAGGGCTCACGCCTTCAGACGGTCCCTGGCGTGGCGGGCGAAGAGGCACAGGCCTTCCGCATTCCGTCGGAAGAGGAACTGGCAAGCCGCAAGGAAGAACGCGAAAAAATCGACGTGCCTCTGGCGATGCAGAAGGAATACGGGCTGCCGCCACGGGCCTATCCGGCGATCGTCCAGGCGGCGACCGCCGGAGGACGCGCCGAAAAGGGTTTGGACTACTGGATCGCGCGGTGGACTGCAAATCCGGCCGATCCTGAAGCGAAACGCGCCTTGGCGAAGCATATTGAGGTGCGCCGAGCCGAGCGCGGAGAATCGCCGGCGACACGCGAGCGGCGATTGGATTCGATCATCAAGGCCAAGAATCTCGCCTTCCGCCAAGCCGTTTCCGCGGCGCAAAAAGAGTTGCGCGCGCCGTTGGGTAAGACCGCGGATGAGACGCGCGCCGCTCTGCTCTGGCAGTTTCAGGGCGCGCAAAACGAATTCGAGCAACGCCTGCAAGAGGCTGTGGATCATCCGGTGCCGCACTTTGAGTGGCGGTTGGAGGACTTACCGATCAACGCTGAGGGCAAGTTCGTTTCAACGCCCGCCGCCGAAGGTCAGATGCCGGCAACGGGAGTCGCCGCGCCGCCGTCGCCGGGGATTTCGGCCCCGGCTGCTCGGCCAGCCCTCCGCCCGGTTGCGGGTGGAAAGTCGCTGGCCGGCTACGAGCGTAGCCTTGGCCGCAAGATGACACCCGAGGAAGAGCGCAACGCGCGAGCTCGTGGGTTGCGCTAATGGCTGCCGTCGCGCCTGGCCACGATTCGCTCGAAGCGTACCTTCAATCGCCAGAACCATCAGAGCCAGCCGATTTACTCGAAGCGTACCTAAACACGCCCGAGCCGGCGGAGTCGCCATCAATCTGGACGGCCCCCGGCCGGACGGCGGTCCCTGGCTTCGGCGGCTTGGCCCCGCCGCCCGCCGCTTCTGAGCGGCTACTTGAGGAATTTACTCCTATCGGCGGCGTGCCGCAGATGTGGCGAGGCGTGACCGAGCCGGGGCTGAGCCTGCCACGCCGGATTACCGAAGTTGGTACAGGCTTGGCCAAATCCCTGACGCCGTTGGCTCTGCCAGCCCTCGCCGTTGCACCCCTGGCGACGGCCACCGGTCTGGGCGTAGGCGCGGCCGCCATGTGGGGGACCAAGAAGGCGCTCGAAATGGCCGGCGCCACGCCAGAGTGGGCCGAGGCTGGCGGCGTCTTGGCTGGTTTCGGTCTGCCAGCCGCTGGCGGCATGGCCCTACGGACCGGCGCTGGCCAGCGTGCCCTGGGCGGGTTGCGCTCGATCTTCCGGCGGCCGCCGCCGGTTGAGGAGGCGCCGTTCTTCGACCTGCCGGAACCATCACCGGAACCGCCGCCGCCGTCTCGTTACGAAGTACTGACGACCGCCCGCAGGCAGCTAGGACCGGTGGCTGAGACTATTCCGGCCCGCGTATTGGGCGTGGAGACGCCGGAATCCTTGGCCGCCGAACAACTAGGGCCGCTCGGCCTGACTGTGTCGCGCCGCCTGTTGCCGCCAGACCGCCGGCCGTCGGCTATGCCTGAACGACCGTTGGCGGTGGAACTGCCGACGCGGCTGCCGGAGGCTACCCCACCAGCCGCGCCCATCTCGGCGGCGTTGGGCAAAGACCTGTCGCCGGAAATGCTGGCGAAGCTGGCGCCAACCGAGCGCGAGGGCATCATGGAGCGGCTGGCCATGTCGATCGAGAGCGATCCTGGCGAAATACCGCACCTGCCGACCATGCTCGATCAGTACGGTCTGACGAATGTAGAGATGGCGCGGTGGCTCCGGCAAAAACGCACCGACTCCGCACGGTTCATCGGTTATTGGGGCCACATCAGTCGCCGGGTGATGCGGTTGAAGGAATTCCGCGAGCCGGCGGTCATGGAAGTCTTGGGCGAGCCGGGGACGGAGGCCGCCGCCGCCGCCGACAGCTTCTGGTGGACGAATTGGGACCGGGCGCTTTGGGCGTTGCAATTCCGCAAGACCCATTTGGTCGCCCAGTGGACGACGATGGCGCGAAACTCCATTGACGCCGCCGGCTACCAAGGGCTGCATCTGATCGAGGATGCGTTGGACGGCATAGTTAAGACGGGCCGGGGAATGCCGCGGGAGGCCGCCTTCGCCCGCGCCCACGACGATGTGATGGCAATTGGCCGGGCCCTGCGCCTCCGAAACCTGGAGCAGGCACACCAGATTCTCGCCGACATGCCGCTTGAGCAGCGTCGGCTGTTCGGAACGCCCATGGCCGATTTAGTGACGCTGACAGGCGAGGGTGCGTCTGCTGGCCAAAAGGCGTTGCGCCAGTATGTGCGCGTCCTGCAAATGTGGAACCGACCGGCGGAGGAAATGTTCCGACGGCTCTCCTTCGACTCCGAACTGCGATCCCTCCTGGGCGAGGCTGGCTACAAGACCGAAGGTCTGATGCCGCAGGATTGGAACATACCGAAAGATGTGTTGGCCGAGATGACGCCGAAAGCCGTCGATCACGCCTTGACGATGACGCGGGCGGCTGACCCCGCCGGACGATTCTCCAAGGCTATCGTTCAACTCTTTCGCCGGTTTCCTTTGTTCGAGATGGTCCAGCCTTTCCCTCGCTATTATTACGGCAACGCCTGGAAATTCATGTTCGATTACTCCCCAGCTGGCTTCCTTAACAAAGCGGCGCAGCAGGCCTTTCGCACCGGCAAGGACCATCGGCCGATCATCCGCGCCATGGAGGGCACCGCCGCCCTGATATGGGCGACTGCCTACCGTTACCAGGACGGTGCGCCTGCTGACTGGTATAAAGTCAGGCTGCCTGGCGCTCTGCCTTTGGTCGGTGGCAAGGAAGTAGACATACGGCCCTTCGCGCCGGTTCCGGCGGCGTACCTGTTTCTGGGCGAGGCGCTTGCCGGCGTCATCCGAGGCGAACAGCGCCTTACCTCACGAGACGTTCTGATGGCGGCCCTGGGCATGAACCGCCTTGCCGGGTCCGGCCTGGCCATTGTAGACGCCATGCTGGATGCACAGAACGACGAGCGCCGCCTGTGGAATACCATCAAATACGTTGGCGGCAGCCTAGTCGGCGGTTTCACCGTGCCGTTCCGCCAGATCAAGGATCTGGTCGCGGCCGGCGCGCCGGAAGAACGGATCTATCGTGACGTGCGCGGCCGGGAATTCCTCGGCCCGTCGATGCAGAATATCCCGTTTGTCAGCCAGATTCTTCCGCCAAAGCCAGCCGTGGTGGCCCCGGGCATGATTGGCGAACACACGCCGGCGTGGCAGCCGCTGGTCGGGCAATTGACCGGCTTCCGGTTCCGGGAGCCGCCGTCTACGCCAGCCGAGGAAGAATTTCGCCGGTTGAATGTGCCGTTCGGCTCCATCAAACCGCCGTCGAGCGGGCGGCCGGAGATCGACCGTCGGGCCGAGGAAATGCTTGGCGAATACTTAGGACCGCAGATCGCTGAGATCATCAGCCGTCCGGCCTATCAGGAGATGGACGATGCCGGTCGTAAGGACTGGCTGCTCAAGATTCTTGGCCGGATGCGTTCGGCGGCAGCCCAGCAGGCGCTAGCCGAGGCTGGTCAACGCCGGGCGACGCGGCTGGAGCGGCTGCGTACTGACGAACGCCTTTTTCCTCGTTGACGGCTGGCGCGTCGCTTGTCTGTCCCCTCCGTCGCGATGAAGAAGTTGATTCTGCGGACCGCGTTTTCTGCATACCTTTTGGTTCCCGGCCGCGCCATTGATTGAAACTTCGTAGGCCAAAGCGGCTTAAGAAATAGCCTCTGGCTTTGTTCAGGGGCAAGACCCAAAATCCGCTCCGCCTCCCTCGCGAAATTTCCATATACCGGTGCCGATGCCGCTACCGCTGGCTCCAGAAGGACCATGTGCCCTGCAATGCAAGCGGCTACGCCGCACGGGGGGAATCTTCGCGGTAATCCGTGTTCTGCAAGCGTCGAAACGGGAGTGGAATCGGCGAGGAGCCACACTTTTCTGTTTTCTATCCTGCCGATCTTTACAAACCAAAATTTCATTTCAAAGGATGCAGGCTCCTTTAAAATACTCTTGCTAACCCTCCGCAGAATTTGTTTGGCTTCGATGGACAGCGATTGTTTTTCCACAGACTTTCCCTCCGTTAAACTTATCGTACTGCGCTCATCTCGGCCCAGTTTGACCCGGTCTTCACGCCCACGGCGCACCATAAACCACCAGGCGCGATCACCGGGTCAATAAGCGTTGGGTTCGGTGCTTCCATCGCCGCCTTGATCGTCGATGCCGCCTCTTCCGCCAGGGGTGCTAGGCACTCGAAAACCAAACTGTCGTGAACGTCGTTAATCAGGCTGGCGCGCTCGGTCCACCCCTCGGCCGCCAGCTTCAGCATGGCGTCCTTCTTGATGCCGAAGGCGTCATTCGCCGGCAGAAACGCGATCGCCGCCTCGGAGTCGTCGCCAAACTCGGTTCGGCCCGACGCCGGTTCGTGGTGAATCACGTCCCAGAACCAGCGGATGTACCCGAAGCGCGAGGTCAGATAACCTTGCCGATGAGCGACGCGCCGGATCTGGTCGCGCCACGCCGCTGTTCGTGGAAACAGGCCGTCCAACATGTCGATGGTCGCTTTAGCTTCTTTCGGCGAGCTGAAAGACTCGCGGTTCATGTCATAGAGCTTTCGAGCGCCCATGCCAAAGCCATAGCCGAGAACGGCGCGCTTCGCCCGGTAGTCGCGGATGAATCCCCAGCACCGACCCTCGTGTTTCTCCGCGTTTGAGTGCCTGCAATCTCCGCCGCACGAGCGGATCCACTCCAGGCGGTCGCCCAAATCGTCGTCCCCGAGGTCGAGCGCGACCGGCTGGCCGATGAGGTGCGCCGTCAGAAAGCTATGGATGTCGAGCCTCGCTAGGCGCATGTAGTCGGCGTCCTGCGCCTCGAAGCCCAGGGTCAGCGCGTGGAAGCTTTTGTAGTCAAACTCCAATAGAATATAACCAGGCCGAGCCTCGATTATCCGCCGGAAGGAGCTGGCCAACCGAGTGTGGTGCGGCGCGTTCTGGACGTTGGGATCGCGCGAGGAAAACTGGCCGGTGCCAGGCGCAAAGTAGAAAGTCGAATGCACGCGGCCGTCACGCCCTGGGCGCCAGCCCTCTAGAAACGTGCCCTTCATCGTGCCGAATTCGCGGTCTTCTAGGATCAGGCCGTAAAACGGATCGCTGGTCTTGCGCGCGAGACGTTCTAACTCAGTTTTCGCCGTGGTGACGGTGCCGTCCCGCATCCTGGGCGTCGGGTGGCCACGGTGGCTGATGTAGGCCAAAACCTGCTGCCAACTCTCGGGGTTGAATGGCTCCAAACGCACCCAACGCCGACGGTTGCCGAGATCAGCGAGGAGATCCATATTTGTCGCTGGCCTTGGAAAATTCCGCAACTTGTAGACCACCCCAGCGGGCGATTCTATGCGTTCGACCGCCGGGTTGGCGATCACAGCCTGGCGGACGATGGCCGGCGGCCGGTCGTAGCCTTCCGGCTTGTGAACATGGCGGCACTCGTCAGGCGCGCAGGCCGTAATCTCCGCCCTGACGACGGCCTGGCGCTCGTCGATTTCACCGGCGAAAATTGTGTGGCGCTCAATGCTGACGGGAATGCCTCGCACCGACATGCGGTCCAGTTCCGGCGCCAATCCGACGATGTGCCGCTCGTATGCGGCGTACAAGCCCCGCCGCCGGAGATCGTCGAAGATCCGGCGGGCGATCCAGTGCAGCACATCCACATCGCAGATCCCATACCGCTCGGGGTAGGATCCGCGCCAATGCTTCCACGGGAACGGAAAGCCGTAGAAGGATGCGGCGAACTGCAAGCGCGCCGGAATGTCTGGCTGGAGGTGGTGGAAGGCCTCCCAGAGATCGTCGGAACGCCCGACGATGTCAAAGCCCTGGACGCGCAGCCGGGGATTGTCATTCCGGCGGCCGAACCAGGTGTATTTCGGGTTGGGCAGGGCTAGAATCCGTCGCGCAATCTCAATATACTCGCCAGACCAAGGCAGGTAGATGCCGGTGCAGGGACGGAGCGAGAATTGAATGCTATAGATCACATCCTCCGTCAGGACGCTTTGAACGACGGTGTCATCATCCGGCGTCTCCGTCGCCCGAGGATGCTCTAGGTCGAAGGCGAGCGGCGTCTCCGGCGCGGCCTCGACCTCCCTGAGGAATGAACGAGCATCGTCGAGCGATGGGCGCTCCACGCAGTTGGTGAAGTACGTGCTGCCTTCAGGGTGTAGAATATAATCGGCGGCGGTTCCGGCGGCGACCTGCACGGCGAATTGCAGATCCCGAATCATCACGCCCAGCAGGCTCATGCCGCCTCCCCCTGCTGCCGACGGCGTCTTGGCACCGGTCTCAGCGTCTTTCCGACGCGACCCCCGGCGCAGGTAGGAGGGATGGAACGTCGGTATGATCGGGCCAAACTCGCTGGGCAATACGTAGCCGCGCAGGTCGCTGACCTTGCGGTCGGGCCCACTCATGCCGGTGAGCGCCTTTAGCGCCACGTTGCCCAGGGCGAGGATCGCTTTCGGCTTGAACTCTTCGACAACTCGGCGGAAGTGGACACGGCAATGCCAGATCGCTTCCTCCTCGTAGGATTCGCCCTCTAATTGATTGCCCGGCGGCTGACAGGCGACCACATTCCAGAGACGGAAGTGGTCACGGCCGAACCCGGCCCGCCGGAAGGCTCGCTCCAACACCGATCCAGCCTCGGCGTAGGGCCTGAAGGGCAGGCCGTCGCGACGCTCGTTCAGGCCTAACGCTTCGCCGACCACCAGCACCCCAGTGGTGCCTAAGCCATCAGGCTGGCTGAACCCATTGGGATCGAGGTCGAATAGGGGACAACCATAACATTCAGCTGGTTTGGGCAAGACCGCCATCGTCCTGTTCTCCGCGGACTTTGGTCAGTGGTCGGTCACGTGGTCGGTCAGGTGGGCTTGGGCCTGCACGGCGGGCGGCCATCTCGGCCTTCACGACATTTAACATAGCCTCGGCCACCGGCAGGTCCACTGCGCGGAAGTAAGCCAAGACCCTTCCTTCCTCCGTTCTGCGTTTTGCCACAGATCACCTCGCCCGTCAGAATGGTACATCATCGAACGACGCCGCCGAAGATGCGCCGCCTGGCGTGATGCCGGCGTTGCTGGGCTTGTAGGCGACGATGCGGGCCTGCGCCGCTACCTCGCCCTTGCAGGTCGGGCATTCGCCGACCGCCCGGTGGCCGCCATCGGCGGTGGCTGGAAACTGCCGAGCGCCCTTCATGGTTTCTCCGCCGCAGTTCTGGCAATAGCCCCGCCACTTCACTGTGATTGAGACCTGGGACTGGCTGAGCAAGGCCGCATGCAGGGCGCGCGCCAACTCAAGGGCTTTGGTACGAGCCTCGACCGTACGCCCCAAAGCCTTCAAGACGCCGACCATCCGGCAGGTGCCGGAGAACGGCGAGATCAGGGTGTCCACGAAGTTATCGAACACAGGACGGTCATCCCACCGCTCGCCGGGTGCCTGAATGCGCGCTTCGATGTAGGCGGTAATGAACGGTCGGCCGTCCTTGGCGGTGCCGCGTTTGAATCCCTGGGGACCGAGCAGGAGCACGGCTAGGTGATCGCCCTCCGGCGGCGGTGGCGGAAAGGCGAAGGCTTCGGCCTGTGGGTCGAACTCGACCTCCTCAGAAGTAAGCGAGAGGTCATTGATGTCAATTGCTTCTAGCTGTTGAGGCATGGTTTTCTCCTTAAATTATTAACCGCTTGGTGTTGGTGGCTTCACGCCGAGTCGGCCGGCGGCTTCGACGGCCAAGTCGTCTTCAAACGCCAAGAATGCGTCTAACCCGTTCTGCATCTCGCTGCCCACGATGCGCGGCGTCAGGAACCCGCCAGGCCAGCGTTTCAAGAGCTCGCCGTGCATCTCCGCCGGCACCCGCGCTTTTGCGCTGTAGAAAACGCCAGTTATGGGGTCCGGATGCCGGACGAAATACATGCGGCCGAAACTCACCGGTACGCCTTTCTCCGCCGTCACGGGATCGACCGATTCGCCAACCCTTACCGTGAACGCATCGAAATGCAGCACGTCGCCAAACCATTTGTGGGCCCGGCCAATCGCTTTACGTCCAGGAATGTCGGGGCCATAGATCGGTTTTCGCTGATTGTCCTCGCCCGCGGCCTCATGCGCCGTCCACAGCACACGCTCCACAGGCAGGCGACTGAAGTTTATTACCAGATCGTGGCACTCCTCCTGAACAAAGCCGAAGTACGACATGTTGGAACCGTAAAACGTCTCCTCCCGCTCAACGAAGGTGTAGTTTGGATCCTGCGAGAGGCTGATGCCTTTGGCTCGCAAGCCAGCCAACAGCAGTTCGCCGTTTGAGGTCAGCCCTTCGATAGCGTAACCGCCGACGCCGCGCAATACATCGCCCGGGGAAGGCGCCAGCCTGCCATCGAAAATCCAGTCGCCACGACTCAGCTTCCGGAGCAGTCCGATAGGTTCTTTGGCACCGACGATTGACAAAACCTGGATGATTCCGGCATCGATGTAATGCTGGATCGGATCGGTCCCGCCGGGGTCGGCCGTAATAAGTCTGGTCGGTTTGCCGGTTTTCTCATGGATGTACCGGGCGAACCGTCCGACCTGGGTGGTCTTGCCGACGCCCGATTCGCCAAACAGCATGGTGGTGCGGTTCATAACTCTTGAGGCTCCGTCGGGTCCTTCATCAGTTCTTTTATCCTAAACAGCCATGTCCGGTGATTTCGTGTTCCGGTTGGTGGTGCGGTTCCCGCCATCGCCAGGCTTCGGCGTCATCCTCCGGCCGTACTTGATAATCGGGGACTGGCCCCCAGCATAGCGTTTCATAGTACGGGCATCGCGAGGGCCACAGACAGGATTGACGATGCTGCGCGAACAGATTGTTGAGATCATACCGAACGCGGGAACTGTTGCCATCGTGGATGGCTTGGTTGAGAATGCTGGAGGAATCGGCGATGGCGTTTTCCTGCGCTCTGGCCTGCGCCCACCAGTCCTGGACTTCATCGGCGACGCGAAAATACGGTGCTGGCCGGACAATCTGCCGGCTAAGACACGGGCCGGCATCGGGCTGCACCACACCGGCTTCGAGCATATCGAGCCACCCTTTGACGCCGCCAACCTCAGCCGATTGCCAGACCGAAAACGGCTCCCACCCTTTGCCCAGGCGATGACCGACGCCCCCAGGGCAACGTCGGCCTTGCCCGTTGATGTGTTGGGCAACGCATTCCCAGCGGTAGGACCAGGCGTATTCCCAGGCGCTTTCGCTCCCGACGGCGGCGATGGGCCGACGCCAGCCGCGCACCAGAGGCGACCATTGCACCCATTGACCGGAATCCTCGGGCCATTCCCGGCGATCGCCTTTCAGCAGATAAATCATCTGGACGCCCATTACTACGTCGGTGGGCGTAAGGGCCAAGGCGCGGCAGTGTTTTTCGCTGTCGAGCAATTCGGTGAATTTCGCCTGAAGGACGGTCAAGTCAGGATCGGGCTGCCGCAAAATGTCTTGAAAATTCTCCCGCTGTCGGAGGGCAACTGATTTGGCCGAAGTCCGTCGCTCCAGCAGATCGTTTTCAAAGGCAAGCAGTTCGGCGATGCCTTGGTCGTCGTGTCGCGCTTCGGCCTCCATACGTGCTGACCAGTGACTGCCTGTCGTCTTCCAAGAGCCGATATAATAATCCCCGGTTGAACGTTGGCGCAGCCCGGCGTCGGGGCGCGACATCAACCTGAGATCCAGGCTGTCTCCGGCGACCGTAAGAGGCAGCGCCAGTTCGCGTTCGGTTTCCAGGATCTCAAACTCGTCGGTAAGTCCAGGCAGCACTTCCAGGGCGAAAAGCCGGACCAGCCCTTCGACCATCGCAACCTGTTCCTCGATGTCGAGCACGCCGCCCTCGGTGTGGATGCCTCGGTTTTCGGCCTGGCGCTGGAAGAATTCGGTTGCGAAACGGACGGCCATATCGGTGGGTGACAAGACGAGCAATTGGTGAATGCCCTCATGAACGGCGAGGCCGACGGTCAGGGCGAGATCGGTCGAGCGCGGTACGACACCACGACCCTTGTACTCGTACTCCCACCAGCGGCGGCGCGGGCACCGCCGGTAAGTTACGATTCGGGAGCGATCGGTTAGGCGCAAATTAATCACCCTGCTTGGCGCCACTGGTCTTCCACTTAATATAGGCTTCGACCTGTTGTCTAGATCCGAAACAGGCAACGGGAGCCTCATTGCATAAAAATGAGACGATCTCGCCCATTCGTTCCCTGTTCTCGGAATTCGCCCAGTTGAAAGCCCCTATAAAATTGTTCTCTAAGACGCAGTACAGAAAATAGCCGGGCCGGATCCCATTCTCGATGTACTGTCGCATACCGCTGCGCAAACCAACTGGCAGCAGATTGTAATTTAACACGACGATTCCTTTTTTGGCCCGCGCGACCGGGGGCGCTCGACGATCAGCCGCTGGCTGATCGCCTGGTAGTCCTCGCGGAAGTGGTATAACCACCAGCCGGTGGCCCGCCCGGCGGCCAGCAGCACGGCGCCGAGGAACGTCAGAAAACGGCCGACCAGGAAGAACGGCAGTTCCAACGGGTGCAGCCAGGGCTGGTCGGTCCCAGATGGCTCTACCGACAAGCCCGCCAAGAGCTGGATCGCGGGGGGTTTAGAGTCCATGGCCTGCTATATTACGCCACGGCGAAACCAGATGTCAAGAGCTATTTTTCTGGGCGGCGAGTTGCATCGCGGCCCGCCGAGGAATCACGAACACTGGCCCGCGCGTTTCCTTGACGACACGCGCCTTCAGCCGGCCGGCCCTCACCATCTGCTGGATGCGGCGGGCGGATAAGCCGGTCAGTTGGGCGACCTCGCGGGTGGTCATGGCCCTTGATTATACGGCGTGGCGAAACCGTCGTCAAGCCGCCCGTGACTGACGTGCGGAAGCTGGTTAAGCCGGGGCAGGCAGTAAAGACGACTTCGCCCATCTGGCTTGCGCCGCTTTATATGCGATCCGGCTTCGCTGTTTTCCTGTCAGATTCTTCATTCGACGGGCCGCGCTAATCTTTCCGAGCGGTCATATTCAGGGCGGGCCGAGGGCCGTCGCCTTTAGGCTGGCGAACCTTGACCCGAACCGGTAAATAGCCTCCGCCCGATCCTGCTGGTCCACTACCTGCATCAATACCAGCTCTTCCAAGCGCCGGGTGACGGTGGCTGGCGGCAGGCCGGTCATCCGCAGGATCTCGCCCCGGGAAGTTTCCGAACCGTCCGGGATGGCTCCGATGATGGCCGCCGTCGAACGTGGGATGGAATCCAGGGCCACCCGCCGGGCCAAGGCAAAATCCTCTATCGCGACCATCGGCCGACGGTTGATGGCGGCGTGGGCGCGGGCGATCTGCCAGAGCACGCTGGCGATGCGGCTGGGCGTTTCCGCCTCCGGCACTTCCTCAATGGTTCGCCGGGCATCATTCTCGCGGTGGGCGCGCACGCGCAGCCAAGCTATCAGCTCAGCGAGGGCAGAAAGCTGGTCGCTTGCAGGCGTTGATTGGCGGGGAACCTCAACCAGACCCGCCGGCCGGACCCAATCAACCACCAGTCGGCGTAACTCTGAGCGGATTTTCCGTTCTTCGCCCAACTGCCCAATGGCCATGCGCCCAGCATCCTGCGGCGGCGGACTGCGCCAGTGGACGGCCACGAAGCGGTCGCCCAGGCTGCGGACGGCGGCCCAGTATCGCTCATAATCTGGCGTGGTGGCGGCGATCAGCGTGATCTTGCCCTGCCACAATAGCTTCCGCGACGCGCCCGTGTCCCTGGGCAGTTCGCCGTCATAGATTTCCCGGAGATTCGCCAGGATCTGCTGTCGGTCATGGGGATGTGCGCTAAGCAGGGTGCCGAAATCCTTCATCAACCAGATTCGACTCGGCCCCGAGCGATGGAGCAGGCTATATTTGTTTTTGCCCTGGTCAAAGGCCGACAGGAAGGCCCGAGGAGTCAGAACGGAGACTGGCTCGGTGTCCGGCAGGCTGCGGAGGCCGCCGATGGCAATCTCGCTCTTGCCAGATCCGGGCGTACCAACCACCAAGAGCCAGACAGGCTTCTCAGCCAGCCAATAGTGGCCGACGGTGGCGGCGATCACGACCCTAAGGCCTTCCAGATCGGGTCGGGCAAACCACCGCGTCAGGTGATTCTCCAGGGCTTGCCAGCGCTCGGCGGCGGCGATCTCAGCCCCCGTTACGACGGTGGTGGAAGGTGACATGGAGGCGTGGATCAACTCGACGACTTTTCAGAATATACGCGACTTCCACCAGGTTTTCAAGGGCTGTTTTCGGTCGCCGGAAAACATTTTGGCGGTGGCAAATCAGTTCAGAACTTCGACGGCAAACTGGCGGATCGACCAGGTGTGGCCGGCGACGGCGGCCGACCACTGAATGGTGACTTCCAGCAGCCGGCTGACGGTGGTATCAAGCGATTCGACGGCGGTGTTAGGATCGGTCTTGAAGACGGAATTGATGAAAGCGTGCGGCAACTGCGATTCGGCGTCGCCAGTCGCGGAAATCGTTTTGGCGATGACCAGCCACTCTGCGGACCACTGCACGTTGGTGACGGCGGCCGCCGTCGAGACAACCGAATGCCAAGTGACGCCGGCCACTTTAAACCGCAACGTGGCCGTGTCGGTGCCGTTGGCCGTCGAATAGACGCCGGTGGCGGTGACACGGAAGGCACGATTCGCAGCCAGAGTGTTGGCCGGCACGGTATAAGAGTTCAGGGCCGTCTCGGTCACGGTGTTGGCGACCGTTGTCACTGTGTAGTCGGCCTTGGCCGTGCCGTGCAGGGGAACGTTGTCGGTCAAGCGTTTGCCCTTCGGTATGCCGGCGGAAGACACAGAGCCGACGACGACGGCGGCCGAATCGGTCCACTGCTGGAGATCGCCGGTCTGGGACGCCAAGCCCTGGACGGTAGCGGCGACCGAGGCGGCGGTGGCGGGCTTGGCCGTCAACCCGCCGGTCGTGGTGGCGGCGCCGGCGGCCGTCACCAGGAATTTCGCGGCGCCAACCTCCAGACTGTTGGTGCAGGTGTTTCCCAGTAGGCACAGCCGCTTGTTGGAGTTGTCCCAGAAGAAATTGGTGTTGTCCTGGAGGTAGACGCCGGAAGAACCAGTGACGAACGGGACGGAACCCGCCGTGAAGACTGTGGTTGTCCCGGTTCCACCCTCACCGGCGCGCACCGGAAAGCCTTGGCCTGGCAGGTAGCCGCGGTAGTTGGCGCTGAGATTTGGCGAGACGCCGCCAGTGAGCGCCGTCAGATTTGCGGTTAGAAATAAATGATTGGCGTCAGCCACTGAGAATGTCCCGGAGGATGTGCAGGTTTGCGTCGATTCGGTGGACCAACTCACCGCGTCGTTGGACTTCTCGATCAGCAAGGTGCAAGTGGCGGGCGCGCCGACCGTCGTCCACTGGAACACATGGTTGGTGATGCCGATGTTGCGAACGTCGGCGAAGATCAGGCTACGGCCGGTCGCGGTCTGCTGCTTGAAGAGTTGAGCGTAGATGGCGGACGTGCCGGAGACGGCCGAGGTCTGCGCCAGGCAGGCGGCGGCGAAGGCCCCGATCAGCGCAAGGATACAGAAGAGGCGGCGGATCATTTGGATTTTCCTCCCTCTTGTCAGGGTATCAAATTGGCGGCGGATTTGGCGGCGGCGGCGTGGTTCTCAAGTAATTGGCGAGTAGCGTCCTCAAGGGTGGGGCCCTCGGCGTGGAGCGCTTGAACCTGCCGGCGGGTGTCGTAGGCGTCGATGACGGTTAGGATGGCTGAGTGCTGGCGGACGGTGATGTGGAGGCCGCCGGTCGCCGCCTCCAGCCGCCGGATGATGGCGGCGATCTTCGACTCCTCGGCGGTAGCCGCGGCGGTGGCGGGACGTTTCGGGCTAGGCATCTTCCTTCATTTTAAGAAGGAATACGGTATTTGTAAACCTTTTGTATGCCTGGGGATTGATCCAACATCTTGCGAAGGCCAACTTGCAGTCTTGTGGCGCCTGCCAGTAGACAGTCTATGGCGTCCAATCGGCGTCGGCGTTCACGTTTCATCAAGGTCGTCCGTCTTGCCGCCGGAGGCAGGCCGTGAGGTCCCCGGCCCGCCCCTTTGCGGCTTCCGCGTGCGCGCCGCCGGCAAGGAGAAGAGAACCCGGCGGCGATCTTTTTGTTAAGTTGGCCCATTCTGCCACAAGCTGCCCTGGACCGCAAGCCGTATTTTCAGTCTGGCGGAGGAAGGGGGATTCGAACCCCCGAGGGCCTTTCGACCCTATCAGTTTTCGGGACTGCCGCCTTCAACCGCTCGGCCATTCCTCCGCGTTCTATTTTACGGCAGTGACGGCGGGCGATTCCCGGCTTATAATAGGCCGATGGACCTGCGCTCCCCGGTGGCCACGGCGGCCGTCACGGTCGTCACAGCGTCAATCACGGTGGTGACGCTGGCGGCTGCGAACGCCGCCCGAACCGGCTTGTCGGTGTACAACGATTCGACTGCGCAACTCTATCTGAAGGAAGGCCTTGGCGCGTCGTTGACGAACTTCACGGTCATCATGCCCGGCAAAGCGCTGTATGAAACGCCGTTCCCGGCCTATCCCGGAATCGTGACAGGTATCTGGGATTCGGCGACCGGCAGCGCCAAGGTCACGGAGCGCGCGTGATGACAACAACTCCGGTGGAGACGGTCGGGCTGGCGCTGCTGGCGGCGATCCTGATCTGCGAACTGGGGCAGTGGGCGCCTTGGCGGCGGCTGGCCCGAACTGAGACTCCGGCCGCGCCGCCCGGCAAGGACGTAAGCGCGGAGATGGCCGAACTACTGGAGCCGCCCGGTGCCGACGTGCATATCTACGATGTGGTGACCGGATGCTGCACCAGGCGTCTGCCGATGGGCCACGCCGAGATCGAGAACTACCTGCGGACGCCTGGCTTCTTGGTGCATTATCCCGACGGCCGTGTCCGCACAGCACGCTGAAAGATGCCGCTTTACCTGCCGCACCACGATGTCTCGCTTGGCGGCAACACCGCCGGCGTTTTGGCGCTAATTTCCTCCGGCACGCTCTTTCTGGCCGGCGGAAATAATATTACGCTCAGCCAGGCCGGGAATTCCGTCACCATCTCCGGCGGGGCAGGCGGAGGCGGCGGCGGATCATTCTCGGCGGGTATCTCGACCGGCGGGAATACCAGCGGCACGTCTGGAACCGTTTCTGGGCAGCTTGTCTTCGCCGGCGGCAACAACATCACCCTCAGCCAGTCGGTGGCTGGCGCATCGGCCACCATCACGGTTTCAGCCTTTAATCAGACCGCGCCGGTGGTGTCAAACGCGATCCAGGCGGTGGCCTCCGCGACTGGTTCAGGCACGAATACTAGCCGATTTGCCGCCGATGACCACGCGCATGAGGGCATTTTCTCGGCCGGCGTCTCGACCGGGGGGAACACCATCGGCAACACCTCGGTAGGCCCTGGCCAGATCGTATTGGCCGGCGGCAACAACATCACGTTGTCGCAAGCGACGGCGGCCGGCAAGCTGATGTCGGTCACCATTTCCGCGTTCAACCAGACGGCGCCCGTGGTCGGCGCCGCCATCCAGGATGTGGCGACGGCGACGGCGTCGGGCACGGCCACCTCGCAGTTCGCCGCGCACGATCACGCCCATCGCGGGCAGTTTGGGTGGGACGTAAATGGCGTGGCCTCAACCTTTGTGGGAACGCAACAATTGAGTGCCGGCAACCTCATGTCGATCGCGACCGGCGGCGGAACGACGCGGGGGACGGCGCAATTCATCAACCTGCTGTCGTCGGCGACCACCGCGTCGGCGGTGACCAGCGCCAACGTGGTCGGCGCCATGGCCTCCCGATTCGCCCTGGAGGCCCACCAGCACGCCGGGGTCGGCTTGGCCGGCGTATCGACCGGGGGAAACACGTCGGGCTCGACGGCAGTCTTGGCTGGCAGGCTGGTCCTGGCGGGCGGCGCCAACATCACGCTGTCGCAATCGACAGCGGCCGACAACGCCATGACCGTCACCATTTCTGGCGGTGCCGGCGGCGGCGGCGCGTTTTCGGCGGGGGTCTCGACCGGCGGCAACACCAGCGGCACAACCGGCACGGTCAGCCAGCAGCTTGTGCTGGTCGGCGGCAATAACATCACGCTGTCGCAGTCGGTCAACGGCGGCTCAGCGACGGTGACGATTTCCGGCGCGGCGGAGGCGGCGAATCCGAATTTCTGGATGAACCTAGACGATTGGGCCGTCACCCGAGCCACGTCCAACGCGTCCCTCTACATCTTTCCGCTGGCCCCACAAGGGCCAATGCCCTTCAACATCACGGCCTCCACGCTGATGATGGAAATGTCTGGATCCATCACGGCGACCGCTAACTCCTCGTCTCACAGCTTCACGGTGTCGCTCGGAATCTATACGGCGAACAACTCGACGCAATTGGGCCTGTTGAACAGCGCGTCGTCGAGCTGGGCATTCGGGGCGGCCACCTCAAACAGCGCCCTCTACCACGGCGTGCGCTTCCTGACATTTCATTCCAGCCTGTTCTCCGCGCCAGTCTCCTTCGTCAAGGGCAGCAATTACTGGTTCGCGTACTGGGTCCAGTCATCGAACTACGCGGTGTCCTGGGTCTTCGCGCACGGCACGAATCTGGCGCCGGGCCAAGCCCGGTCAGGCACCCTCGGGTCGAGTATAGTGACCAGCAGCCGCATGAACATGCTGCCGTTCGGTCCATGCCTCTATTCGGCGAGCTTCACGACGGCGCTACCGACGGCGCTGGCTCAAAGCAATATGTCTTTCAACGTCGGCAACCCTCTGGCGGCGAAAGTTGTCCTGATGAACTTGGCGTCGAGCTTCTGATGAAGCCCGAGATCATCGTCGATCCAGGATGGGCGGGCCGGCACAAC